CCATCTTGCAAAAGAGAACCGAACTACGGTTGGGACTGCTCAACCAAGACTCCAGTTGTTCTCCTCAGGAGTGTCAACGGAGAGCGAAATGCTTATAACTTTTTATAAGTTAGAGGAACCAGGGTCAAGGGATGGAAGGTACCGAGAGAAAAGTTTACGTCGCAGCCACAGAAGAGCAATGGAAAGAGAGCCTTCGTGCCTGGAAGGTGTGCTTGGTGGACTTTGAAGTGTCTGGCAAGTCTCTTCTGATGTGTACCGTGCCCTTGAAGCACGGTCTGAGCTTGGTGGCTTACGATGTGAATGGGAGAGTGTTCGTAGCAGCAGTTGGAGCAGAGTACTGCTATCACAACTGGACAGGAAAGCGGGAGGAGGTTTCTCCTTTTATCCAGGTGGAAGTCTTGGGGGAGGCGGAGCATCGCCGTGCTGTGCGGGAGGTGCCCAAGCATTACAATCGTTGGGAAGAGCTGGAGCGGGAAAGGAAAATGAAGACTGCTCCCCTCTTGGAAAGTTATGGGGATCCTTGGTATCCCCGAGGGGACTCCGATCCAAGCAACCGTCACGTCTTTCCTTGGATTTACATCCCGTTGCGGATCTCTCTGGAAGACGGGGTGTCCGTGGAGACCACCCTTTCGTTCAAGTGGCCGACGTGCGGGAGAGTTTTGTTTCCGAAAGACAGTGTCTGGCCTTTCAATCTTGAGACTGAGTTGGATTGCTATGGTCTGCTTCTGCGCCGCACGCGAAAGGTTCAAAGTTGGAAGCAATTCAAGAGTGTCCTGCAGGAATGTGAAGTTGACAATGAGACTCTTTGGACGTGGTACTTGGGTCAGCAGCCAACTTCTGGGAAGACGTTGGCGGAGGTAGACCAGAAAGGGACAAAGGCTCTGGAGAGAGACAAGACTATCAAGCCTCATCTGGACAGACTCGCCAAAGAGGAACCTCTTCTCTTCGACTTCTACCTGTGGTTGCACGACTCCAAGACACTTGCGGGGGCGATCAACAATCGGTGTATTGCTGCGATGCTTCGAGAACATGGCAGCTCATATGAGAAGCTCAGGAGTGCGCTAAGGGAGACGATGGGTAAGGTGGAGGAATCCGGGGAGGTCCCAAATGCGTGGTCAACCCCAAGTTTGGATTCTCGCCCCATGTGCCTCCTTCTCCCTGGTGCTGTGGAGGCTGTGCAGAAGCAGGAAGCTCAGCGAAAGTGGTACCTTCAGGCGTCGAATCAGAAGCAGGCTGAGGCTCTGGGTGTGGACCCCAAGAGACACTCTCGACTGCACAAGGCCATCCGGGAGGGTCATATTCCGATGACTCTGTTCCACGAACCGGGAGCGCAGATGACGCTAGTCAACGTGGAGTTCGATCTTTGGGAAAATTGCCTCCAGCGTCCGGGTTGGGAATCCATCCTCCTCAGCATTGCTGCGGATGCGTCCAAGCGGACCACCTACAGTCATCTGGTTACCAGCTACTTGTCCTTTCTCTTCCAGATTGAGAAGTATCTCGACCGGCACACAGAGGGGCGCAAGAAGTGGAAAGCCTACCCGAAGTTTGTCGAGAGCCAGTGGGAGTTGGAGATGGAGGAAGCCACGGAGGAGGGTACGACCAAACGAAGGTCTGCCCTCACGCCTATCGTGGATAATGAAGCACGTACTGTGCAGATCCCCTACGTCTCGATGGCGGTCTACGGTCGCCGCACCACGTACTGTTATGCAGCTCGCTATGTCCTCTTCGAGGAAGGCCACAACGACAGTTACGGGAACGGGGTGGTCATCCGTGACCTAGAAGAAAAGCTCAACGGTCGGGATGACTATGGGTTGATGTATTACATCTTCACGGGCACGGATATCAATCGTGGGTACCCCACGTTCCTCATCATCTTCGAGAGAACCACTCAGCATGGTACCCGTGTGCACTTCCACCGGGTGCACCCCAATCGCTTTAAAGATGGAGTTCCCACCCCCACCTGTCATCTCATTCCAGAGTGCTATCGCTACATGGCGGGGAACATCCGGGCGGAGGAGATATACGCTCAGCAGGGTGACTTGCTGTTTATCTCTCGCGAAGAGCCCAAGGGACCTGAGGATGCAAAGGGTGTCTTGGAATTCGAGAGCCATGCTTTCGTCCCCAAGATTGGAACCCAGGTTGTTTTGGTTGAGAACCAGGCCAAGTCCATCAAGAATCGATTGGGTCACATTTTCTCCCCCGAGGACTTCACTCTCGAACACCCAGAGCACGAGACTGTTTCCTTGCCGGCAGGGTGGTATGAAGTCCGTCGTTGTCGATCCTGGGAAGCGAACCCAACTGCGGTTTGGTCTCTCATGATCGACTAGGCTTGACTTCCCTTCTATACCACTATACCCTTAGCTTCCAGTGGTATGTGCCACGGTATGGAATAGGGAGGTGGAGGTGGGAAAGAAACGAAAGAAGGACAAGATCACACTGTCTCTCCGCAATGCTTCTGTGTTGCGGAAGGTCGCTGCGTTCTCCGAGCAGACGTGCAGTGACCTTGTGGACGAGGCTTTAGATGATTGGTTCCAACGGCAAGCCGATGCGGCATTGGACGAAACCTCTGAAGAGGAGGTGCAGGAGATGGTCACTGCTGCGCGCATTGCCAACACAATGGGCGCTCGTCGCAAGGTTGCGATTCAGGGCAACAGTGCTGTCCAGGATGCTCTGAAAGCTTCTAGGACCGCTTCACAAGACACGGAGGAGTGAATGTCGAGCAAACTTCCGAATGACATCCTGGAGCCGGACAGAAGGCGTGTTGTGTACGCGCGCAGCATGTTGGAGCTGGCGTACTCCGCTCCCAGGATTGAGCGGTGGAACAATTCTGTCCCCAAGCAGAGTTCCTTTTTCACGCCTATGCGGGATCTTCTGGAACCGGATGCGGGGTATAGTGTGGTCGTGGGGAAGGTGAATGAAACTAGAACCCGGAGGATACTATGTTCCAGAACGTGATGAATAGGATGCAGTCCGCGCAAGAGCGGGTGCTAAAGGGGATGCAGTCCGCGCAAGAGCGGGTTCAACGAGCACATCGTTTTCTTTGGCTTGACCTCCCCGTCCAGACCACGCAGGGAATCCTGAAGGCAGTGTTTTTGGTGCAGAGGGGGGTACTTGCTGTGAATGACTACGTGGTAGTCTCTCGCATGACATCCTCTCGGATAAGCCCCGAGGACCTGTCGGAAATTTGGCTTGACCCGGGGGCAAGGGATACACCCCCGGAGAATTGGGTACCTCCAGAAGTCGAGATGTACAGTGGTATCCAGGACGACCTCCCTGAGTATCAGGAATCCTCTTACGGGTACGTCCTTCCGCATCCGCGAGCGAGTTCGGGGTTGACCCAATCCGTGGTTGTGAACACACACAAGTTGATGCGCGAGAAGGCTGAGAAGTTCGGTGCAGAGAAGGCTCTGGAGTACCGACAGTCATTGGAAAAAGAACGGCAGGAGCGCTTCAAGAACCTCTCTGAGTTTCTAGCAGAAGCCTTGCAACGAAAGATCGGTCCAGAGGTTCCTCTCCGGGAGTTGCTCCTGGAGATTTGCAAGCTGAACTTGGTTGCCTGGCAGGTGGCAACTGATGGGGGATCGGATCCTCTGAGTGTGCTGCGGGAACTCTATCCCGAGGAATCTCCTTCTGAGGAGAAGGCCCCTTCTGAGGAGAAGGCCCCTTCTGAGGAGAAGGCCCCCTCAGCATCAGCACGACGAAGAAGAAAAGCACGACTAGACATACCTGGGTAGCGCAAGCTCGCCGATGGTGCAAGGGCGTTCCCTGAGCAACTCCTCTCGGTATCATGTTCCGGGAGGAGTTATGCATGCACCATAGTGACCTTGCCCTTACCTTTGTGGATAGCTGTTGCTACGCCGCAGAGGGCCTTCAGATGCCCGCCAAGGAACTTTGGGATGCCTACAAGGAGTGGAGCGAGGGGAGTAACCTGCGCCTCCTGAAGCGCAAGGATTTGCTTTCCCGCCTAGAGGTTTACTTCCAGGTCCTTCCAGGCCCCCCTTTGCGAGTCCAGGGTCTCCACCTCAAGGATGTGGATGACTGGGAGTGGTTTAACCCCAGTGACCTTCGCAAGGTGTACTTGATCTCGGATGGACGAAGGACGAAGATAGGAATCAGCGTAGACCCACCAACCCGATTGGAGATGCTGCAGGTTGGTTCCGCAGAACCCCTGACGCTTCTGCATTGTTGGCCTGGGTCTTACGAGCAGGAGGGGGAGATCCAGAAACGCTACCGGCACAAGTATGTGCGGGGAGAGTGGTTTGATCTGGATGCTTCTGAAATTGAGATGATTGTTCGGTTGTCTCAGTGTCTTGACTATACCCTTTGATAGGGAGCGTCGAGGTTGCTTGTGCGCTGTAGCTCGGTGTCCTGTCTATAGTCGAGTGTAGAGTAGGGGATCATTCTCCGAGGGCCACCGCGCCGAGACTACGTAGAAAATGGGGTAGGTCATGAACACAGATAAGAATCCCTCCAATGGTGTACAGGGTAGCAGCTACCTGTATGACTTTGGTACGTCACCCAACACCAGGGTTGCCGTCTCCCAGAAGGTGCGGCTAAAGGCCCCCGTGTTTGGTGCCACGGAAACCAAACATCAGATGGGTGTTGTCAGTAGCTTCGCTCCCAGCCAGTCTCGTACCGTTGATGCGGTTCGCGGCATCGGGTTTGGAGACCAAATCGCTGAGCTGGTTCCCGGTGTTACCGATCCGGAAACAGGGTCCTTCGAGAGAGCCCTCCTGTATCTGAACAACTTGTGGCAGTCGACGGGTTACGCTGGTGGTGTGGACGGCCCTGTGCGGTCGCTCCGGCATCATCGCTGGCCGTTTGACATCGAGCAACAGCTTGTTTTCTCCACACTGGTGGATGGGGACCTCGGGGTGCCGAACGTGGGGTCTTCACCCGGTGTTGGAACTTTCTCAGGTGGCCAGAAGATCGTTGTGGAGCAGCCGCAGGCCACGCAGGACCTACATACGCCGAAGGGGGCACAGTTCGGGAGTAGTGCTGGGCACTCCGCTTTGATCACCATGTACGAAGCCTGCTGGTTCACCTCCTGGGGTGCCACGTTCTCCCAAGACTCCGGTATGATCATGGAGTCGGGTGACGTGACGATCAGTGACGTCCACGACTTCAGTTCCGTGTATGGGGAGTTTCTCTCGACAGGGAATGACCCCACAGTTGGCCAGCTCGGTTCTATTCGTTACTCGGGCCAGGTCCGCTAACGGTGCTGCCCAGTTTGAGAGGAGAGCTTCGGTCTCTCCTTTGTCCAGTCTGAGAGGAGAGACTCCGTCTCTCTTTGACCCCTTTTACTAGGGGCAGGCTTGGTGAAGATGCGATACAGATGCAGCACAGATGAGAAACAACGCTACCCGTGCAATCTCCCTGCCTCTCGGGCAGTATGATGAGCAAAGCGCAAGAAATCAAATGAGCCGGAGCAGCCGCAAAGCTCCTTCCTGAGGGGTGGATCGCTACATCTAGGTCTACATTTTCCAAAGCCTGTCCCTCCGTTATCTTGTCGGAGGACACATGATCGACCTCAAGGCTCTACAGCAGGCATTCGAATCTATCCAGAGGATTGGAAAGTACGAAGAGACATTCCTAGTTCGTGATATCCCTGTCACTGTCCGGGCTTTGGGTGACAAGGAACAGATTGCGATTTGGAAGTACGCAAGCGTAGCTCTGGAAGAGAGCGAGGATGCGGCGACCCAGCAGGAGTGGATGCACCGTATGAAGGTGGCCACCTTGTCGCATGCGATTGTCCAGATCGGAGACGTGGACCTGCGTTCCGAGTTTGTGAGTACTGGCGAGTCTTTGGACAATGGAACACCAATCCAACGAGAGAAGGTTGAAGTGGTTCGCCAACTTCTTGCCGATTGGGGTTCTGCGATTTTGCTACGGATGTTTTCCCGGTATGGGCAATTTGTAGCCCGCATGGAGTTGCGAGCGGAGGCGGCTATTGTGTCTGATCCTGTGGACTTTGATGCAGAGATCAAACGTCTCTCCACAAGGATACAGGAGCTGGAAGATCGCCGTGACAAGGAAAAGTCGGATCTTGTGGACCCTCTGGGAAAGAAGATTCGGGATAGTCTGCAACTTGGGCAAGGTATCAGCCTAGACCGCAGGGACATGGCGGAAAGGGTCCAAGAGAGGGTTCCCGAGAGAGTCCAAGAGAGGGTTCCCGAGAGAGTCCAAGAGAGGGCTCCCGAAAGGGTCCAAGAGAGGGCTCCCGAAAGGGTCCAAGAGAGGGCTCCGGAGATGAACTTTGCCACTCCTTCTGAGACGTACACCCAGTTGGAAGGCATTGATCCCGATTCCTCCTTCATTGATCCTGCAGACCCTTTGGTTTTACAGCAGATGCAAGCACAGCAGTCTCACCTGTTGGCACTCAAGCAGGCGCAGCTGGAGCGGCATCGCCAGGCAGTACAAGCGCAAGAGAACATCCGAAAAGAGGAGGTTGCTTCCGTACCTGTGCGGACGGGGAGGACCCCACCCCATCTGCAAGCTGCAAAGACGCAGGCACAGATTGTGGGTACGTTGCAGGAGGGAGGGGCAGACGTCCCTGTGTATCGACTTCCCTCCGAGACCATTTCCAGTCGGGGCACTGCACCTGTTGTCTCCTCGAACCCGGTTGTGAATGCGCCTAACGAGTCCAAGATCACGAATCCCAAGTTTCAACCTCCCCGGAGGTAGTAGGTGAGTACGAACACCGCAAGTGAGAAGTTGCAACTCCCGCCTACGACTTGGGAGCAAAGAAAACCTTTCTATGCGGGGATTGAGGATCTCCTGAATCCTGGGTTTTTCACACATGCCGTGACGGTGGGCGGTGTTTCTCTCTCTCTTCGCTCCCCTTCTCCGGGAGACTTGTTCCTCCTCAGAAATCGAGTGGGGAGGCATCCAACCGAAGAGGATTGGATGCTTTGGTCGTTGTCCACATGCACTTGGATGTTGGATGGTGCGCTGTTACTGGAGGACGTCAATTTTCCGGTGCAGCTGATACGCCTGTATCGAAGCTTACCCCTGTCCGCACGAAAAGTTCTCTACAGCACGTTGCTCGCTCTGTTTGACAAGATGGAGAGGGTTTCGCATGGGGTGTTTTCCTTTTTCCTAGAGGAGCGGAGTCGCCATCTTTGGGTCCAGTTAGGCGGGGAGAACCCTACCTCTGAGAAGGTAACGGGGGTTCCAGGCACGAGTCATCTTGGCATGAATCTGGTGCAAAGAATGTGGGTTGCTTTCAACCAAATCGAAGATCGTCGTATCGCAGATGCGAACTTAGGGCAGTGGTCCAAGTTTGTGGCTTCTGCTAGCAACCCCAAGGGGGTGAAGCAGGTAACGTCCCAAGAGAAAATGCATCTGGAAGAGGAACGTGTCCGAAGGCAGGAAGAAAGAGATACCTTCTATTATATGTGCATTGGAGTGCTGCGGAATGATGATACCTTCATGGATGGCAGTGCTCTTCAGAAGAAGTCGAAGTCGGCTCAGGACCTTCAGAAAGAGTTCCAACAGTGGGTGACTGGGGAGAAGGACGTGCACGACACCATTGTGGACAACTACAAGCGAAGTTTGATGGAAAGGTATGTGGCCGAACAGCAGAGACTTGCGGAACGGGCACACTTGGATACGTCAGACGTGTACCACCAGGAAGAGGAAGTGGCACAGACGCCTCTCACGGGATACTCTGCCGAGATGCTTGCGGAGTTGATGCAGGAGAGAGGTCAGAGTGTCGCGGTGCGTCGCGTGTACGATGGCAAGAAAGAAGCAGCGCGCGCATATGTGTTTGATGCTTTCCTGAACAAACCCGAGATGCCACCCCCTCCTGGGGGCTTTGTGGTAAGAGACGGGAAAATAGTCACACCCGAAAGTTCTGTCTCGCTGGATGAGAAAATACGGAACCGAGACTTGCGTTATGGTCTCGACCCCTCCTCGTCGGAGTCCTAGTCATGGAAGATGTTGTTCGCCTAGTTCTGAATGCCGAGGTGGAAGGTCTTGCTGGGATCACGAGGAAACTTCAAGCGGCAGCCCAGGGCTTCTCGCTTGACTTCTCGGAAGTGATCAAGGACATCTCCTTGATGTCCAAAAAGGTCCTTACGGGAGCCCTCAAGGATGGGTCCCGTAAGGCTATGCGGTTCATGCGGAGCAACATCTACCAATCCAGTGTAGAGGGTGTCGGCAGTGCAATGGAGAAGGGGACGGGGATCCTCACCAAGGGCTTGCAGGATGCCAAAGGTTCTTTCCAGGGGCTTGTCTCTGGCATCTTCAAGGGAGTTGGGGAGTCAGGGGAGAAGTATGGGCAGAAACTTGACAAGTACGGGAAGAAGTTACTAGCCACACAAAAAAAAGGGATTGTTGGCGGTGGTGTTAAAGCACTTGGTGTCACCGTTCGCATTCTGGGTTCCATCGCAGGGACCCTAGGTGTTGTTGTTTCCTCCTTTAGCGCCCTAATCGGAATGATTATGGACGCGGAAGCACAGGTAAAGGAGATGAACTCTGCCATTGTTTCCGGGGGGATCGCCGGGGGGGATCTTGCCTCTCAGTTGTGGGAGGTTGGTGCTGCGATGGATGTGATTCGAGAGTCCGCTGTGGACATCGAAAACAACTGGAAGTGGGGGACTTTGGCCAAGGACCAGATTGAGATTCTGGGGGCGTTCAACGAGGCTGGCTTTACCCTGAGGGACATGACCAAGGATGTCACCGATGCCAGTACAGCCATACGGGATTATCAGGACGTCACACGGGTGGCTCTGACCTATGCGAAGTTGTTGGGCATGACTGCTCAGGAGATGGCTACGCAGCAGGCGGAGTACATGGAGAGTCTTGGGGGTAGCCTCCAGTTTGTGGAGCAACAATTCGCGGCCGTGTATAAGTCGGCACAACTTTCTGGGTTTGGCGTCAAGCGTTTCTACAGCATGGTGCAGCAGGCGACTTCTGGCATGGCCATGTACAATGTTCGTCTGGACGAGGCAGCGGGGCTTCTAGTTCGACTGGGTCAAATCCTGGGATCCCGTGTAGCGGGAGACTTCCTGCAAGAGCTAAGCAAGGGGTTCGTGGACGAGTCCATGACAGACCGTTTCAAGCGTGTGATGACTACTGGCTCAGGCACGATGAAGACGATCTTCGAGAACACAGCGGATGACGTGGCTTTCGCCTTCCACAACAAGTTGAAGGCTCTTCCAGATGGGATCGGAAAGGATGTGGAAGCGATCCTGAAAGAGGCGAATCTCAATATCGACTTCAGCACAGAAGAGGGGCGAAAGGAGCTGGTAGGTCAGCTGGCGAAGATGGACCCTGATGCGGCGACAAAGCTACTAGCACAGATTCGCATGGTAGATGAGGGCACGGCCCGTGAGATGTCTAAGCTGATTGACGTTTCGGAAGGCACGACTGGAAATCTGGGCGACATGGCTAAGGCAATGGGTAGCCTGGACATGGGTGGTACGTTGGCTGCAAAACTTGCTTCCGCCAACGCGATCATTGGAAAGCCACTGCACAAGATGAGTGCCATGCAATTGGCTGCTTTTGAGAACATCACGGGAATCAGTGGTGAGCAGAGAGAGATTCTAATGGAGGTTTCCAGAGGACTCACGGGTAACTACCAAGTGCTTGAGGATTCTAAGAAGAGCGTGGAAGAGTTGAATGCTAAGACAGACGCGGAATCCCAAAAGAAGTTGGAAGCGTTGCAGGTAGCACAGTTGAAGGCAACGGGTGCTTTTGTGCGGGTTGAGGCTGGTGTAACCGAGATTGCCACAGCTGTCTTGGATGAGTCAGACCATATCGTGGGGGGCACCGAGAAGGCCATTGACAACATGGGAGAATACATCCAAAGCCAGGGTGATTCCATTGCTGCAGTGACCGAGAAGGCTATGGATAAGAATACTGCTCTCGCACAGGCGGTGGCGCGCAACACCACTTCTATGGCTACCATTCTGGAGATAGGGGTTCATCAGGCTTTGGAGAAAATCTACGGTGTCGTTGTGGCTCTTTCCTCTTTCTTCATGGGAAAGGGGGAGGATGCTGTGACTCCCAAGGAGCGGAAAAAGGAAATCAAGGACGCGCAGAACTTGGAGCGGAAGTTCAACTCCGAACGTGGGAAAGTCGAACAGGAGCTTGCTCAGAAGAAAATCGACTTGGATGAGGCTACTGGAGAGAAAAAGCAGGAACTAGAAAAGGAAGTGGCGGATCTCCAGGCAAAATCTGCGAACCTTGGTGTTAAGGCTGGCATGCAGAGGCTGAAGCAGGTGGAGCTGAGCGGTGCGACTTCCCGTGGAGAGTTTGACCAGGCTAAGGCGGGGACTCTGGAGCAATTCCTTGCCGGAGTGGCTGAGGTGAAGGGGGAGGAGGAAGCACAGAAGTATCGCGATAGAATGAGTGCGGAGGTAGATCGTAGAGGGGGTGCTGCGGCGGGAGTTGAAAAGGCCCTTATGGATGAGGTATCTTCCAAATTGAATGCAAGTTTGGAGTCCACGCAAGACTTGGGGAGTATCGTTGAGGGTGCACTAACGGGGAAAGCCGTGACTGCTGCCGCTGCTGAGGCGAAGCCTGTTGCTGCAGAAAGAGGTTACTTCGACAAGCTTGAAACTGTCATCCTGGGGTGGGTACCTTTTCGGAACACGACGGCTGAGGATACCGAGGAAGCTCAGGAGAAGCAACTGAAGGCACTGCGCCTCTTCGAGAGCTCTTTCCGAGAAGTTGGCAATATCTTTTTTAGGCAAGGTGACGCGCAAAAGTTAGCCAAGGATACTGCGAGTGGTGGATGGGATTCGTCCTTTGGTGGACCCGACGCCGAGGTCCTCAAGGAGCTTTCGCCAGAGGAGACCATCGCGCAATTCAAGGAGTACCTTCAGAAGATGAACCCAGGTGGCAATGTTGACTACGCTGAGATGGCGGCGGACTTGGGCACCACAGAAGAGAAACTTCTTATTTCGCTGGCAAACCAGGGGCAAGCGCAGTTTGCATCCGTGTATCAGGATGGAAATGGAAGTTTGGTCGTCGCTGAGGAGAAAACGCAGGAGCTTCTCCAGACGAAGTTGGACGACTTGATTGTTGCCGCGAATGATGCCCGAATAGCCGATGGCAAAGCGGGAAAGCTTGAACTCTCAGAAGAATGGAAGCAGAAGAAGAAGCAGGCGGTAGATATCGCAAAAGAGCTGAATCGGATGGAAGAGAAGCAGGCGGTCTACAAGCGTCTAGCCGAAATGGGGTATGATGAGGGTGAGATTCCTGCCGGTGTGATGGATGCAATTGACAAAGCTTTCAGCGAAGGATCCTACGGTTCCTACGGTGCACAACGTAGCCTTGCACGAAAGGGTCTTCTCTCGGATAAAGGGACAGCCCTGGTCTTGGGAAAGCCGGAGGCAAAGGACTTCGTTTTCCGTCCTGGGCAAGACCCGCTTCTTTTCAGCCCCAACGATACGCTTGTAGGGATGAAGACAGGCGGTCCGATTGAGAAAGCACTTCTAGGGAAATTGGAAGGGCGCATGTCGAAAGCCAACGACTTTCTGTCAAGCCCTGGGAAAGATCCTCTTCTCTTCAAGTCTGGGGGTACACTCCCGGAAGCGAAGAAGAGTGTGGAGCCAAAAGTTCCAGGTTCCGAGGCGGCTCCCCAAAAGCGAGGGGTGACGATCAACATCTATGGGTCGCAGGCCGAGGTCTACAAGACGGTCAAGCGAGTTCTCTCTGAAACAGGTACCCTCTGATGCCTTCTGCAACCTTCAAGGGAGCGTTCCACAACGCGCAGGCGGGGGAGATGGGGCGAGGCGTACGCCCGGTCGTCTTTGACATCCTGGCCCCGGACTATGAGACTAGTTTACTCCCCGATGACCTCAAGATGGTCCTGCATGTCAATCCTAACTCAATGAAGTTCAGCTACGCCAAGGTGATTGAGAGGATTCAGACCAAGGGTGGCTACGTGGAACAGCACTTTGGAGATGGAGCCGAGAGCATTGCTTTCGAAGCCTCTTCCGGTGCCTTCATGCGCCTCTACACGGGTCTGGTCAGCATTACGGGTGGGCCGCATAGCTTGAATGTTGGGGGGACTCGCAGGGAGACCATTGCCTACGACACCTACTTGGACCTCCTGGCGTTGTTCCATAGCAACGGTGCTATCTACGACAATCGAGGGAGCATCGTTTTCCAGGGCATTATCAAGATCAGCTTTGATGGGGACTATTGGCTTGGGTGGTTCAACTCCTTTTCGGTGAGCGAGGAAGCGGAGCAGCCCTACCAGTTCATGCTGAATGCCGACTTCACCATCGCCAAAGAGTTCATGGGTCTCCGCACAGTGATACAACAAACAGCTGGGATCACTCCACTCGGAGGTGAGAACCCTCTGGCTCAGGACTTGTATCAGAAGAGGGAGGACGAGGCTGTGGAGACGTCCTTGAAACTGTCTCCCCGGGGGGAGCTACTGCGAGACACCACCACAGCCCCCTTGGTGGAGTCGACACAAGCTTCTCTGGGGTGGCTGAAGGAAGAGTAGCATGTCGACAAAGCAATTCGAGAGAAGCACTGCGGATGTTCCTCTTTCACGTTCTCGACGTTTCGGAAACTCCTTTTCCGCCGACGTGTACGCGGACCTTCGTTTCAGTCCCCAGTATGATCGGACCTTTGAGGCTCAGGAGGGGCTTCCGATTGACGGGTCGAACAAGCTCTTGCGGCAGCTTTCTCCGTTCACTATCAGTCTGCTTCCTCCCCTTGCACTGAGCAATGTCCCAGAGCAGACGTCTCTGGTGGACTCGATTCGGCAGAAGCTTGATGTGCTGGCGTTGGACGCAACGAATGTGTTCAATCTGTTTCTCGATAGCATCGCGGTCCCTCAGGTGGGTACCGTGCAGGACACAGGGGTCATCGAGAATAGTGACCTGACGCCGCATTTTACGTTCTCCGAGTTCCTGAAGAACCCGATTGAATCTGGCAGAGAAGAGGAAATCCTCGCCAACATTCGCACTCTCGCAGGGGAGTTGGAGAAGGCCAAGCTTGCTTTCGAAGCCATCCGGGGAGGACCTGTATCCATTCAAATCATCTCTGGGTATCGTTCCCCAGACTACAATGCCAAGATTAGTGGTGCACAGGACAGCTATCACATGCGGGGTATGGCTGCCGATATCATCGTTTCGGGGCTCTCCCCTGTAGAGATGGCAGCTACCCTGAATGAGTTGATGGATAGTGGGTCGATTCTCCAGGGAGGATTAGGGTACTATCCGGATCCCAGTGATGGTTTCGTACACTATGACGTGCGTGGAAACAGATCGCGGTGGCAGGATAAAGAGATCGATGAGGGTACCGAGATTAAGACCATTGCAGAGGCTATGGGGATGCTTCCCCAAGGCCCTTTGCCATCGGAACAAGCACGACTGTCCGAGGAGGCAGGGTACTCGTCACCCTTGCAGCGACGTACTGTCCCTGCAGCCCCACCCCCAAGCATCCCTCTGTTTGATGGGGCCACCTCGGTGAACACCTGGCAAGAGGCCAAGGATGGCGCTACAAGGGCGTCTCTGAACCTCATGGGATCGGATGTAGGCGGGTCTGGGAGTAATCGCACCAAGGCAGAGGTGTTCATTGCCGGGGGTCTTGCGCAGACGAATGAGCACGGTGCATTCCTTGAGCCGGGTATTGCAGACCGACTGGTGGCTGTGGACATTGCGTCGCAGCTCGATACCATCTTGAAGGTCCCACCGCTGACGCTTCTGATTAATCCTTCCACCTTCTCCTTGCAGTACACCCGAATCCACCAATTCAGTCAGCGCACCCGAAACGGATTTCTGTACCAGGCCTGGGGGGAAGAGCAACCGACGCTGACCTTCTCTGGGACTATTGGAGCTTTCCTCGCTGGGGCGAATCCGGGGTCTACAGGTCCGACTACGTCCACACCGACAGGTGTGCAGTTCGCGTCCAAGAGAAACTCCGCTGCGTATCAGAACCTGATGGCGCTACTCGGGTTCTACAAGCATGCGGGGTACATCTACGATACGGTGTACAAGACCAACGCTCACCATATGGTTGGAGCCCTGGCTATCGAGTATGATCAGTGGGTGTACGTAGGGCACATGAACAGCTTCAACTGGGGCTACGACCAAGATTCTGTGCAAGGGAAGATTGCCTTTGACATCGAGTTCAAGGTGTCCCAGATGTTCGACAACCATATGCCAATCGAGAGTATCCCTCCGCTCCGGTCTATCACAGACAGCCTGAGTTCTCCTGGGAATGTCATTGGGGGTGTTGTTCCGTTGGTGAATACTACCTCGACAAGTCAGCTTTTTGAGGAAGAGACCACGAAAACGCTTACCGGGGACGCCTGGGCGGGAACGTCGGATGCTCGGGGTGGGGGTGGGGCGGAAGTTCCTACGGGGTCCGGGGGGTGGGAACGTACGTCCTTTGTGGGTGACTTGGCTAGCCCTTAGGGCGGAAGTTGCGCCAACAGAACTGAGTGGAGTGTTAGATGGGCCTTGAGCACCGACCTTACATAGGAACCTGGCGGTTCAACAATCGTTCCCTGGTGCAGCACACCCCTGATGCCATTGTGTTCTTTAACGGTGACACGTCGCTTCCAGGTTGCCCCTCGTGCGGGGGGAAGATTGATCTACAGCCCTACATCACGCAGGTCAGCGTGGACTCCGCTACGGATCCCGCAGGGGCCTCCGCTCAAGTTAGCTTGGCTGTCCCGCTGCACGTGAAGGACCAATTCCATCGGAATGCACAGTTTCTGCTGCGTCCCGGGTTGGAAGTGCATGTGTACATGCGGGGCTACTTTCCGATACAGGGGCAGTATCGAAATGTCCTGCCAGAAGAGACAGGTGGAATCGATGTTGGAGACATCGTCACCTACCCCTACTACCCTACCTTTCACGGGGTCGTGACGCAGGTGGATCATGCGTACAGCGGGGGGTTCCAGGACATCACGTTGGGCTGCGCAAGTTTGTTGAACTTCTGGCAGTATCACAACATGTCCACGAACGCTTCAGCCTTTGGGGCACGCCCGAGCAACTCCAAGTTGAAGCAGTCTCTGGTGGGGAACAATTTCACTGGGATGACGCCATTCAGCATCATCTACAAGCTGTTTCACGATACCGCAGGAGCTGCCGGACAAGTGGCATTCGCTCTGAGTGACAAGACCAACGTGGCGGCCAAGTCCACGGTTGGCGGGGACTCTTTGTTCTCGCTCAACATCCGATATTGGGAAGAGCGGTTCAAGACACGGATGGTCAGTCTTCGGATGCATGGGGCGAGCGGGCAACTTTTCAACACCGCCCAGGCTGCCTTCTTGGGGCGTCTCTCCGGAGACGAGGTGCGAAGTCTGCTCAATGACCAGTGGAAGTTCAAGACGGGAGCCGCTCCCGCTTCCGACTTGTTCTCTGCAGCTCGGACTCTCAACTTTCTTCGCGAAACAGATGATCCCGTGACGGGAGAACGGGTCGTCATGGGTGCCGATGTCATCAATGCGGAGCAACAGCAGGCGGGTACCAGTTCTCCCAAGGGAGGCGGAGTCCCGGGCATGGAGATTAACGTGGCCTCCATGCAAGCCTTCGTGAGTGACATTGGGGAGTGGGGTCAGGTTAACCTCTTTGAGTCCACTTACGAGACGAAGCTCGACATTGTCAACAAGGTCCTGGAGGTGACAGGGTGGGAGTTCTACCAGGATGTGGATGGGGACTTCGTGTTCAAGCCCCCGCTCTACAATTTGGACACTCGTGCCAGTCGCATCTACACGATCAAGGACATTGACATCATCTCTCTGAACTTCAGTGAGAAGGAGCCGGACGTCACTTTTGTCACTTGCAATGGAAGTCAGTTCAAGAATCTGAAGGGAACAGGTCTGGAGGGAGAGTGGGGTGTTCGTGGGCAGTACATCGATTATCGACTTGTCGCACAGTTTGGGTGGCGTCCTGGGAGCTTTGAGACCAGTTACTACAGTAATCCCAGAGCGATGTTCTTCGCTGCGGTAGCGCGCCTCGACGTGATGAACATCGGGGTGAACTCTGCTTCCTGTGCGATACCCCTACGCCCCGAGTTGCGCCCCGGATACCCAGTCTACATTGAATGCCTGGATGCCTTCTACTACTTGCCTTCCTTCAACCATGCGATGGCGTACGGCGGGCAGTGTACAACGAATCTCACTCTCACGGGGAAACGTGCTGCTTTCTTTGCTCCTGGCGTGTCTTCACGGTCGGACTCCCAGGGATCTGGTGTGGATGTTCAGACTTGGCCAAAGGGAACTCATGGGATCGCTTCTATTGATCTAGCCCAAACAAATCTTCCTCGCAGACCGCTTCGTGTCCTGGACAGTGATGGGATGCCGAAAATAATGGGGTTCCCCAACGTTGTCATGGCATTGGATCCTGAGCATGTGAATCCTTTGTTCTTCGTTGCGGGTTTCGACTTGGAATCCGTCGACAACCCCAAAGTCCTCCGCAATGTGATCACAGCGGCAGAGAGCTACAACCTTGTGAGCCGCACTATCTCTTCTAGTGGGGTAGAGGAGATCCGTTTCGAGGTGGACAAATGGCAGACCTCGAAGTTGGATCCTGAGGGGAAGCAGGCGAACCAGTCGGAGACGGGTGGCTTCGTGACTTCCATTCGAGAGAACCGGGTATTCACCTTCGAGGAGCTGGTGGCGGTCAGCACCAAGTATGCGCGATTGTCCACGGAGCCCTCAAAGAAGCTGGAGACGGATATCGAGAAGAGAAATCAGAAGTCTGAGTCCCTTCTGTCAAAGAGATCCCAGCTTTTCGAGCTTGAGAAGCAACGGGAAACAGAAGCTGAAAACAAGAAACTAGAAAGTCAGATTGCAACGCTCAATACGGAGATCAAGCAGCTAACTGCAGACATTGCGGCACTGTCTGCGGGTATCGGTTCGGAGCAAGAGATTCTGGAGCGGTCTTTGTTACAGGATCCCGACGTCCTCTACCTGCGGGACTTGCTCACAATGGTGGTGGAGCGATACCAAAAAAAAACGGGGGACTTCGGCAAACCTTCCGAGACAGCCGGCTTGCTGGATCTCCTGAGCGACAAGAAAGCGATATTCAGCAATGGGCAGCAACCTGGGTTCTACAGGTACTACTCTTCCGCGCACCCCTTGGAGAACATGCAAGGGCAACTGAAGCTCAACACCACAGCAGGGGAGGGTGGCTCCGCTGGGGAAGCGGGCGGGGACATTCCTGGTGGGCGCAAGGTGGTTCAATTTGTGGAGCCCACAAGACCAGGACCAGATGGGGCTCTTCCCGAAGCGGAGCTTGGTGTTGCGCTTGTGCGGAAGGGGTTGAATATTCTTCGACCTTACGCGGAGGAAGTGCTTTCCACAGACCAGATTCAAACCCTCTCTTTTGTGGCACATCATCTGGACAGTGAGGTCGAACAAACGACCTACGAGTATGACGACTACTTCTCAGGGTTGGACCAGGATCACAAAGAGGCAATCTCTGGGGCTTTTCGCAATGCCATCAGCAGCTATACCCCTGGGGATACCCTTGAGGAAACGTTCAAGTCCACATGGGATTCCTTCACCCAGAACTGGGATGGACCCTCTTTCCCCGAGTTCATTTGGTATGCGGATGTGCGTTACGACACGGCAACAACGACCAATACGGAGATCCCCCCGAACTCCAACCCTGCGGCTGCGATCAGTACTCTTCGCACTATCTTTGAGACGGAGCTGTTTTCGCTGACGGGGGCGAATCTATGGGCACGTTGGGTCGCTGCCACGTCACCCCAGGATGACAAAGTCCGAGATGCTGCCGTGAAGGATTTCGGGAATGTTCTCAAGCTCGCAGCAAAAGGAAAGTTTACGATGCGGTTGGGGACGCGAACGAAGAAGAAGACTCAGTTCCAGACGGACTTCTATTCCCCTGTGTTTCCCGTGTCCGATGAGGGTGGGTATGAAGTGGTGGGGGCGTACAGATACGGTCGTGGGTTGCAGATTATGCCCAATGCTACCCTGGAGCAGCTTAGCTTTGTGGACCCACTCCAGTTCGCCACTCCGCAAGCAGTGGAGGATTACTTGGAGACGCTTCAAGGGAGAACACCCAAAAGCATTGGACTTACCACTGCAGATCGATCTAGCACGGATGAGTTACCCCCTGCATACTACGTGCAACGAGAGGCGGAACGTCGTCTCATCCAGGCTATCCGGGATAACCCCGAAACGCCGGAAGGTCTTCTCTCGGAGATTGGGGGCGCTTCCGATGGAGCGCAGTTTGAAGATCCTAACTTGACAGGTGTCAAGATGGGGAACTGGATCACACGTCACAATGAGGGGATCTTCAAGCTGCCCGTTGCGAATGCGGCGTATGCTCTGGGAGACTTGCAGGTCCACACGGATATGAAAGCTTGTGCCTGTCGGTCTACCCAAGCGGATGTGGTGCTCGAAGCCTTCACCACCGAGAAGTTCGTGCGTGTGCTTCCCCCGAACGTGGATATGATCACACAATTCTCTGCGGACTTGATGTTAGAACAGGCGAAACCTTGGCAGCGATTCCGGGAAGCGATCACAACTGCACCTACGTCTACGGGACGGGGGCAGGCCTCCATGGACACACCTCTGAATCACGGGGTTGGCAGCCAGAATGCCCTGGAAACGGCTCTTCGTCTTGCTCAGGAGACAAACGCACGGAGTGTCCAAGTTGCCTCGGGTGGTACTCTTACACCCGCTGAGATAGCCACGGCTGCCGGAGCGACGGCCGGCGCAACGGCGATAGAAGCGGTCACGGAGGAGGACTTGCCGGAAGGGACGGAATTGGACGGGGGTGGGCGTGAAGGGACCGTGTACGAATAGCACGAGGGGTATGCGATGGACCGCATAAGCAAAGGTGATATCAAGTCAGACCTGAACTCGAAGCTCCAGTCGAAGAAGCAACGCACGAGTAGCGGTGCTTCCAGAAACTACCTCGGTGTTGCTCGGGTGATGACGATTAACTATGAGGAGCACACGGTCACCCTTGCTGTGGTTCTGGGAGAGGACCAGGAGTTCCAGCGTCAACCCATCGCGATGACCTACCCCGGAGCTGGTGCAAGACATTTCTTTGGGGCGATGCCAGAGGAAGGTGACCACTGCATCATTGGGCATCTGTCGCAGGAGTCGGATGGACGCACAAGCACGCCTGTCATCCTAGGGTGGATCATCCCAGGTACTTGGATGGGGCATGATTGGCTGACGACACAGCCTTTCGCCCCGGAAGAGTACAGCATGGACACGAAAGATTCGTTCTTCGTGGCAGGTGCCTTCCAGAGAACCCGTCACAAGCTGCGTCACATGGACCCTGGGAACATCCTGTGTTCCAGCTCCCAGGGGTCAGACCTTGTCCTCTCGGAGGATGTGCTGCTATCTAACCGCAGGGGGAACGAGATACGTCTTCGGGACCCGGACCAGGCTATGGTGGTGCGGGCACTTCAACAGTTCACTGCGTTGGCCGGGACACGTACCTACAGTGGAATGGTCCAGCGGGATGCCACCTTTCTCCCCACTTCGATGTTCTGTGATGGCACCCCCTGGGATGGCAACCAGCAGATCAATGTCGAAGAGAACCGACCTTGGACGGATGCTGAGCTGCGTGCCCTCGGCACCGGAAAGGTCTCCGTTGGGGACTTGAACCCCAACCCTGTGTTTGATCGTCGCAATGCGGATGGGTCTCTGGGTACGCTTGCCTCTGGGATGTTCTTCGAGAACAACGTGGACCCTAATGAGTTCCTGCAACAGGGTGGGTTCATAACGTCCCAGGGGAAGACACTGGATGGACGGGAGAAGAGCAATGCGGTGTATGGAGGCAAGTCCTTCTTTCGCGTCTCTGCCTCCCAGGTCAATGATGGGCGTCCTGCGAATGCGGTTCTGGGAGTGGGAGACCAAAGCCATTCCTACACAGAGCATCGACTTGAGGTTGCCCACACTTCTGATGGGAGACTTCCGGTTACGGATCAGACAGACGGATTCGATGCAGAACGTCTCCCCCGCACCCCTCTCACGGGGGAGGATGGTTTGGGGAGGTCTTCTTCAGCTCCCTTCATCGAGTGCGTGTATGGAACTGTGGTGGGGAATGACCCCTTCAGTAAGGCTGGGAGGCAGGTCTACGGGATACCCCTCAAGCCTGTTATCTTCGAGGACTCCACCCCCGGTAAGGGACCCTCTCCGACATTGGAACCCGCAACGCATGCGGAGCTGGGAGACCAAGCGGCGATGCTGTTCCGCATGTTTCCGCCTCTAGCAGAACAACCGGGTTCCCCCACATTCTGGTCCGTGACCAAGGACGGGCGTTTCAAGGCGTCCATCGGAGGACCGCAGAATGTGGACTTCTCTGCAGAGATCGCGCTGCGCTCCGGGTTGCGTGTCAACACTGCAGGTGTGCTGCGGCTGGAAGCAGAGGGTGGCCTGGAGCTGAACATTGCCAATGGAGATGCCAAGAGCAATATGGGGCTCAATCTGTCTTCTGACAAGGGGGCAGTTCGAGTCTATGGCGGTGGGAAGACGACGCAGGGGACGGTGGCTTCTCAGACAGCACCCGCAGGGGCGGGTGAGTCCAACCTACCCAGTTTGATCTTGGAAGGAAAGGACAACGTCCTGATCAAGTCTGGGCGACAGGTCATGGTTAACACGACAGACATGGCCGTGCGGGCTACCGGCTTGTCTTTCAGTGCTTTGTCTGGGATCGGGATGGAAGCGGGTGACCGCATTGGGTTGAACTCGAAGACCTACGACCAGATCACCAATGGGAAAGCCACCTATAACTTCCACGGGTACAAGGACAACCTCCCGACCAACGGTGCTTTCCGCAGCACGACGTTCACCGGAATCAGTATTGGGAACGTGGACGAGTACCTGGTGGTGCAGGGAGACCGAACGGAAGACTTCCTGCTCGGCAATCACACCACCACAGTCCAGGTCGGCAACCTCACGTACGAGACGAATGCGGGAACCTGGAAAGCCCGAGCTGGGGCAAATGAGCTGTCTGTGGACGTCGCTTCGGGGATCTCGGGTCAGGTGTCTCTTGGAAACATCACCCTTGACGCTATCGCAGGGGCCGTTACCATTTCTGGTCAAGTGTCCCTCACAGCAAAGAGCACGGGTCCAGCTGTACTAAGCGGTGCCACTGGAGTAACCTTGGGAGGTCCTGGCAAGAGCGGGGCAATTGTCTGTGGCATGGACTTGGATCCTCTGACGGGTGCCCCCCTCTCCACGTATGGGATGGGGAGTCCAGGGCATCTACTCGGACCCTCAGTGTGAGGTAGAATGTGGCTCTCACGTCAGCAGCCGTCACCGCAGCTATTCTGGCTGCTGCGCCAGAGATGGCGGGACCAACAGGGTCTATTCTAGCCCAGGCCGTGGGTGCTGCGGTGGTCCCCTGGGCTAACCTTGTCGCAAACTTGGCGTTGACAGGGGTCACCTCTGGGACTCTAGGTGCAGGCACTGTCCTGGGGACTCTTCTGGTGCCTTCGAATGTGGCGGTAGTTTCCGGGGGATTGTCTGCGGCGGGGGTCTTGGGACCAACGGCTCCCATCTTGGCCAAAGCTATCGCCATTGGCATTTCTACGTCCTTTTCGACGGCGCAGTACACTGGACCCTCTATCGGAGTGGGTATGGGGATTGACAACTCCCTTGTAGCGCTGGCGAATGCCTCTACTCTGATCTCTCTTCTGTCTGCGGGACTTCTCGGTGCTTCAGGTCCGTCTGTTTGCACTGGTATTGGTAATGGCATCGCCAGTCTCCTACTTCTGGCGACAGGAGTTGGAGTCGTGACGGGAGCCCCCTCAACTGTGTCTGGTGTTGGTACCAGTGGCCCAAGCACTGTTTTCTAGGTTGCACTGATGACTTCAAAGCTCACATCCGGGTTCGTTATCAAGCCTCTCAAGGTCGCCTCCACAAATGCGGTGGATACGGCAACTCCGAACAACGGTGTCGTGAGAGACGTAAAGCCCATTCCCACGTCCTTCGACCTCGGAGTGGGAGGGTCGGTGTTGGATGTTGCGGGAGACCAGTACCGCGTAGCGTTTTTGGAGGGTCCGAATCAGGAACCCTCTGAGTATTTGGTGTGGGCTGCCAACAACTCCAATCTGGCACTCGTCGAGGATGACTCTTGGAGCACCACAAACGGAGTGGGGAAGATTCCTTCGGGGACGGCCATCGTTCTGGATTCCAGTCCCCCGGACGGAGGGCAGAGGACGGATGGAAGCACGCGGCTTGTTGTCACCGACAACGGGGGGAGGTCCCTGGCGAAGATCCTGTCTGTAAAGGTCATTCGAGGGGATGACTCCCTTCGGGTCGAGCACACGCTGTCATACCCCACGGACTTCTCTGTGCCCGACGCGGACTCGGGTTTACTCTATCTGGTGGACAATGCCACGACACAAGCAGCTCTGACACCGGCTACAGGAGAGCACCCGGCTTTCAGCGCACTCCGTCGGGATACCATCACAGAGGTGGAGTACGTCATTGCTCAGGCGAGGTTCTGGTGGACGCGCAATGATGTCTACCAGACGAGGTTCTCCTGGAATGGCCGCACGCAACGCTGGGAGCCTCTTCGCGGCGGCTCTCCGTCCAACTTGGGTGTTCTGCTACCCCTGGAGACGTACGCGCTACAACCAAGCCCTGAGGGCCTTACAGAGGGTGTGTACCTTCCGGGAAGCCTAGACTTTGATAGCTACAGTATGCTGCGTGTGGGTTCCTCTCCGAATGCGCAGAGCATACCCATTGCGCCGAACCCCAGCGGCCCCTTTGAGGGTGTCTTGGTGGTCACGGACGAGTCTGCGTCCACTGTCTTTGACTTCTCCTCTTACACCCCTCCTCCAGCAGCTGTTGTGGGGGTGACCAGTGGGTTGCTCCAGTGGAATCAGAACTTCGTGGCTCAGAATGCGGGTCTGAGCATCTGGTATGTGCCGCAGACCTTTGACCCAGAATCTAAGGGACGCTTGGGTTTGCTTCTCGACGCAAAGAGCACCCCGCTGCACATTGCTCCCGTCCCAGGTCTCTCCGAGAACCCGCATTTGCGTTTAGGATCCCGGAAGTATTTGACAGTGATCCCCGTGGCCACAGAGGCGGAGCAAGATGCATTGCCATCTGTCCTGGAAGGAACCGTCTCGGTCACAGGGTCGACAGGACGGTTGCGGTTTAGCCTGGAGGACATTGCCAAGGCTGACCCTGATGACTCTGGATTCGACATTCGATATCTGAACGTGGAGGTCTTCTACGACGGTGTTTCTTTGAACAGGAAAGCACAACCTGTTCGTAGCCCCACGGCTGCTATCGGAACAGGAGGGGAAGAGGAAGTCGTTGCGGATAGCAATCTCCTCTACCTGCGAAATGCGGAACCGCTTCCGGGTTTGGGGACCTCCGGCATTCTGCATGTTCCGGACGGCACGGGGTCTATCCCTATACCCGGAAATGCTCACTTGCGCCCTGGAGGGGATAGCTCCTTGGAGGATGACTATTCCGGTTTGCTTCGTTGGGTCGAAGGGGTTGGGGATAGCATTCTGTTCACACGATCCGGTTCTCTGGTGGAGATTCGGGTGGTGGACACCTCTGCGGACTTTCCCTCTTTCCGTTTTCACATTCCTCAGGGTACGGGGTACATCGCGAGGAAGCTGGAAAAGTCTGGGAACTTTGACCGGGGCTCCCTTGTGGAGTTGGGCGTTACCGATAGGCAGAGGTTCTCTGGGGAGCTTCTGTACTTTCTCCAGGCAGAATTGCTTCCCGCACAGTACACGGAACAAGCTCGTGTGTTCTCTCGCGTACGGCACACGTTCACGTTGGATGGGACTGAAAGTTTGCATTTCGCCATCGACGGCGGGACTGTGGTGAAGACGGTAGCCCCTTCCGGTGCGGGGACGTACACAGCAGCTCAGATTGCAGCTCATCTCAATTCTGGTTTGTCTGCTGGCAGAGCCTACGAGCTATCTGGGCATGTCGTCTTGGAAGCAGAGGACCCAACGTCTGGAACTATCGAGATTGGGTTTGGGTCTTCTACACGGGATCTTTCGGGGGCTGCGGCGCTTGGACTTCTTCCAGGGTGGAGAGTTGACACAACGGACCCGGCCACGTTTTGGCTTCCCGATTCCGGGGTCAGTGTTGGGTTGTTCCGAAGCCCCTCAAATCTGGACAGGGCAGAAGGGGTACCCGATGCGCAGGCTCGTGTGCGATTTGAGGAGAAGCTTCTGGTTCCTTCCACGCAAGCACAACCTTTTGTGTTCCTGACCAATCCACCGTTGCGGGATGTCGCGGGGTTCGACGAGGACGTGTTTTTCAAGGTGGTTTCAGGGGACGGGGCACGCCTCCTCCGAAACTTCTCTGAGGTGGAGTACAGGTTCACGGAGGACAATCCGAAGTATGCCTGGCTGGAAGGTCACACCGAGCAAGCGGCAATCACTCGTCCTGTCACGACGCTGAACTTCCAACGGACGAATATCTCTTCGCCCACACTCCTCGGAGTGGTGGGTGGGGGTTTGTACAGTTCTGAGGATGGCGGGCCTCTTCAGCGTCAAGCTTTAGGTACGGACTACCTCTTGGACGCGGGTGGGTCTACCGGGGGAGCCACCCTAATCACTCAGGTGGGGCGCAAGATTTCTTCCGGGGCGCGAGGCTCTTTTACGGCCGGGGAGGCTACCTTCACCGACTTGACCGCTACGTTCCAGACAGATTCGATTGCTCCGGGGTATCGACTCAAGCTCTTGTCTGGGGATGCGACGGGGCAGTCCTTTATTGTCCAAGAGGTCCTCAGCGAGACTCGGCTGGTCGTCGCAGTCCCGTCTTTTCCCGTAGGGTCCGGGGGCATCCCCGTGGCCTGGGAGCTGTGTGAAGGTTTCTCTGCGAACGTGTATGACCCCAGTCTTTTGGCTGACGTGGTGTATGAGGAGTTCAACCATCTCCAAGAGGAGCCGTTCCGAGTGCGTTTGCTCTCCTCTGTTGGGGAGATCCCTTCCACAGACTCTGAGCAGATAGCCAATCGAAATGTGGCCTTCGTAGCGGATGCCATTGAGCGAGGCCGCAGTATGGCTGTGCGCTTCGGGTTGGAGAATCGAGTCAGTGAGGTGTCCCTGACACTCCTCCAGTATCCCGAGTTGGGGCTCCTGGCGAAAGGATTGCTCATCCCAGATGCTCTGTCCGATGATCACTTCTTGAATCAGACGTTCCGAGTACGAGTGGGGAGTACGCAGTTCACGCAGGGTGTGGACCTCTTCCCCGTGACCTCTTTCACGGTGCCAGCTCCCGCCACAGGCACTGTGGAGTATCTCACCAGCACGGGGGAGCTGGCTTTCGCGACGGATATCCTCACGGACTACCAGAGCGCCATCGTCCGGTACGAACAGGAGTTTCTCCCTGCGGCGCAGGTTCCTGTAGGAACAGCGGAGCTGAACTCTTTGACGGGGGAGTTGAACTTCGCGGCGTTTGAACTGATGGCCTACCATCAGCGCACGGGGTACTTCGTCGAGCAAATGGTCACGGAGAGAAGAGTTGATGTTGCAATGAACCCCCTTGCGGGAAGTTTCGTCTTCTTCCAGCCTCTGCGTGAGGGACAGATTGTCGAGGCGCACTATTTCGTTGCGGACAACCAAGGTGGGAAAGCCCTGGACGAGGATGGCAATGCTATCGAGGTCCTGGAGTTTCTTCCCCTGTACATACGATCCGAGGAAGCCTCGCGGGTTACCCCTCAGGCATACACGTTCAACTCCAATGGAAAGACGGCGGATGACCGCATTGCGCCTGCTGTCTATGTTGATGTCAACCGACAAAACTATGGTTCAAAGACCACAGCCGAAGTGGTCTTCGATCCCGAGCCTTACATCTACTTCCAGGGTTTTACGGTAGACGCGAGTTCCGTTGTCAAGATTAGCTACGCCGTCTTGGAAGCCTTCGGGGGAGAGACAGGGTATTCTACGTCGCAACGCCCAGTGTACCGCCCGCCATTCTTCCTGGGGAAGAGGCAAACAACCTTTACACTGGAAGGGGATCGCTCTGCGGAATTGACTCCCGGGAAGGTGCTACGCCTGGGTGCTAGGCCCTTGTACATCCAATCCTCTGTCTGGGACTCGGTTCAGGACAGCACAACAGTGACAATCTACCCGGAGCTGGAACAAGAGGTTGGGATACGAGCCCCTGGAAACGACGTTCTTTCTCTGTTGACTTCGGTCCCTGTGACAACTCTTGTCAATGGAGTTTCCACGTCAGCCGCTGCGGGGTTCCTGCTGACGGTGACAGCACCCTACGCACCTGTGCGCAAGGGAACTCGGGAGATCCGTTTTGAAGGGGACCTGACACAGTTTGCCGTGGCAGGGCATCTTATCGAGGTGGGGGGTGTTCCCTTCCTCGTGATCAACGCCAGCCAGTCTGAGGATGGCGCAACGACCTCGGTGGAAGTTTCGGTCGCCTTCCCACGGGAGTTTCATTTCGGTTCGGATGCGGTGAAGCTTTCCGTCCGCCCCGTTTACCCGGACGGTGCTTTGCAGTTCCTTGGGCGGAGCCCTCTACTTCGTTCGGAACCGTTCGAGTTAGTGCTGTTCGGTGAGCGGGACCGGAGTGGGGATCTCCTTCCAGGTAGAACGCTTGAGCTTGGGGTGGAGTATGACATCGATGCAGAGAGCGGGAACGTCACTCTGATTGAGGGTAACCAGGCGGGGATTAGAACGGGGCAGCGGTTCTTCCTCCGTTACACCAAACTCAAGAGTTTGCAGCCGAGACTAGGTTCTGGGTACGTCATTCTCCCGCGCTTTCGAGCGGACTTCCACCACGTCACTGTGCCTTCCGAGGACAACCAGTTCCTGGCCACTTCTGTTCTGGGGACCTTCACCTTCCACAACCCGGATAGTTTCTTCTTCCGGGTGGACACGATGGACAACTTCATCTCGGAGGTGCAGCAGGACCGTGTGAACCTCCTTGCTTCCCAGAACCCTTCGGGAGGACCGATAATCACAGTTGCCAGTCCCGTGGAGAATCAGGACCGAGGGTTTTCGGGGTTTGGTTCACAACGCAGGTCTCTTCTGGACAGCGACCGTGCTGGCAGGACACTCTTGGACTTCTACAATTCCACGGTATCTTGCTTGGAGCAGGTACAGGAGACGTACAACGGTTTGCTTGTGGGTGACCGTGACGGGAAGTTTCAGCATTTCGTTGGCCGGGGTGCTCGTTTTGCACCCCCGGGGTTCGAGGATGAGATCACGGGATATCTGAATCCCAGGTACCTGTGGACCGAGGTCTTCCTCTCGGAGACGAGTACGCAAGCCGTACCCATCAGGGCACTTCCTAAGGACCCCCTGGTAGATCCTGCTACCGCCACTCTGGTGAGCGCTGAGTTGTTGGGGAACCTTCCTCTTCCGAATGTTCTGGAGCAGCTCCTGGCATCTCAGGAAGTGCTCTTGCGCAATGCGGTGGATGATCTTCTCTTGACCCAGAGGGGAGTTGTCACAGCGGTCCTCTCTGGTTTTCCTCCTGTGCGGATGTACCAAGCCAGTGGGGTGTTCAAGAGCATGGCTGAGCCGCAGCAGTTCAGCCGGTTGTTTCCTACGACGACGCTGGCTTTCACGACGACCGTGCCGGGGCTTGGTGCGGACCCTGCGAATGGTAACTTGGGGGTTTACGCCTTCCGGCGAACGTTGTTGAATGCCGGTGGGGATGCAGAAACGCAATCCACCTATCAGCAGTCCATGGCAACGCTCTCGAATCCTGTGCAGGGTGTGCTCACGAATATCGTGGATGTTGCAATATCAGACCGTCTCCCAAGAGCCCGTGTGGTTTCTTTCTCCAGTACGGGGTATCCCGAGGTGGACCTCTTCAGCTCTGGGTTGCCAGCAGCACTCCTATCTGTAGTTCCCTTGTCCGAGTTCCCTGTGGACACGAGCACGGGTCTTCCAGACACAGGTCGTCTTCTCTCCCAGGCGTTAACCTCGGGTGCGGTGTTCGACATTGCCACGGGCAACCCGGATCTTCACACGCCTCCTTTCGAGACAGGGCAACCCTTGGCTCTGGGAAGGTCTAACGGGGAAGTTGTGGTCTTGCGCTATGTGCGAGAGAAGGTGGACATCCAAGGAAACGCGGTCTTTGGTGGGGTGTACGTCAAGGACGTCCTGAGCGGGTGTATTGTCACTTTCCAGGGGAAGTCTGGGAACATACTGAACGCTGCGGACATCGTCACGGTGGATGCCAGTGGTCTTCCCCTCCCTGTAGAGATGGGTCCTGGGGATTCTCTCTTCGTTGTGACGGATTCAGCCACAAACATTGCACCCTCAGATCCCCCGACGCAGGCGGACATTGAGCGACTTGCCGCGTCTTTGGCTTCCTACCGCATAGGGGTTGACCTGGGAGTTAACAAACAGACGGGGGAGGTGCTGGACATCACGCAATCCTCTTTTGCGGACCCGTCCAACCTGGCTTTGAAAGAGCTTCTCGGGCAACACCCACCCGTTCCGGGGACGAGCATCGAGGCTCTGCTGACCTTTTCCAATGGGAGCGTGAAGCACACACAATTCCCGGCTCTGGACAGCCAGGCACGAAACGACTCCGGGGATGAGTCCCTGCCCTACAAGGTCTGTTTGGAGACGGAGCAAGTACTACTGCGAAAGGCAGCGCAGGCTTTGCGGGAACTCCGATACGACAGTCCGGTACCCAGTGCGGTATACCCGGATGAAATATTGGGTACAGACGGACAGGTGTACCTTTCCCACTCCCTTGGCTTTCCTCCGGCCACTCTAGTCACGGTAGAAGATGCGCTCCCAGTGACAACAGCCGGATCCTACACGGCACATTCCGGCATGGGGGATGTGCGGCAGTACGATCTTCTGCTGGTTCAAGTGGATGACACCGCTTCGTCTATCAACCAGGGCTCGCAAGGCATCTTGTCTGTTGGGGATGTGTCTCGTGCGGGGGGTCATAGCTTTTTGGAGCCTCCGCGCTTTATCACGCAGACGCGGAAAGGGGATCGAATCAGGTACAAGTTGAACAACGCAATGACCCATTTCACATCGTCTCTGGGAACCTCTGGGGTTACCGTGCAGGAGAGCGGTGGAAACACGTCGTTGTTGTTCTCGGATGTGGGGTTCTACCTAGACGACGGGGAGGGAACGAGTCAGGGTGGTCTCAACCACATCTTGGACAATGCCCTCTTGCCGTTCCCAAACGAGAACTCCATTACAGTCCGCTTGTATGATCAGAGTACCGGGTCTCTCCTCCAGACTCTGGTCTTCTCGGGGCGCATTGCCGCCCCCGCCTCCTCGGCCACGGGGGGTCTCGGCACGGTCTACAATGCCGCACCTATCAGCATTGGGGGTGGGGCTATTGTGTACCCTGGGGTGAGTTTCGTGGACTTCACGGCCCTCGGAGGAGCTTCCCCGGGTCCTGTGGGACCCTTTGACGTGACGATCTCTATCGACACCTACACAGCGGGTTTGTCTGGGGATCGTATAAACACGGGAAGCAGTACCGCCTACATTTCCTCGGATCGTTTGACCTTCCTGGAATCTGTGGACCTTTCTACAGCCCGCGACAGATGGTTCGGGTTTCCCACGGGTCTGGAAGTCTTGACCGTGACCAGTCCTGACAGTGAAGACATGACAGTGAATAGTCCCTTCTGGGTGAATGGGAATCTTCCCTTTACCTTCTTGGAGCGCACTCCTGGGTCTGTCGGTTCTTTCCAGGCGGCTACTTCCGGGGGAGCTGGGGATGAGAGTGGTGCTATCAAGGTGATGGCCTGGGAAGGGTTCTACAACACTCCAATCCTGAGCACAGGACCCGTGCAATTCTCTGCGATCCCTTCCTCTTCGCAGGACACGTCTGGTGTCATCTGCCAAGGTACTGGAGGCTGCAATGGGAGCAGTTCTCAATACGACTTTCGTGTGACGGATATCGAAGTACTGTCCGGGTCTCTGCCGAGGGTGTACAAGGGAGACGTACTAGTAATCGACACGGCTGCAGACCCATCCCCAGCCTCGTTTCCGGGAGCTTTGGCCACGACAAAAGCGGGTGCGTATCTGATTCGTCAGGTAGTGGAAAGCAACGATACCGTGCTGCACCCAGACCGTCGGGAGGTCACCCTTACGGCGAATGCCGGGGATGGATTTGGGTGGCTGGACGTGCGCTTTCCCAGAGTTGTCACCTACGATGATGTGTTGAAGAGTCTCACGGTGACAAGCATCACCTTGGTGGAAGGGTCTCCGACAATGCATGCGTTCCCTGTTACGGGTCGCGTGTACGTGCTGACAGCTAACTTTGCGGAGATTGCCAACGCTACAGACTACACGGCATACAAGTCTGCTGTGGTCAGTGCCCAGTACGCATCCGTTTCCCAGCCAACTAACCAGTTCCTGGGTTTGACGGATTTCCGGGATGCTGGTGGAGTGGTCATTGCGTCTTCTGTGTTTGCGGCTGCCGCAACAGTTGGAAGGCAAATATCCGGGATGACCTATTTCCAGGCACAGGTGGGGGGAGAGCAGGGGCTTCCTTCCTTGAATGTCGTGGGCCGGGATACGTCGGACTCTATCTTCGGGGTGCGACACTTTTCGGTGCAGGGTGATCTTGTACCAAGTAGCCCAGCGGCTGCTTTGTTCTATGATGGTAGTCTGGGAGAGATTGGAAAGGTCTCCGGGGCTGGTGTTTGTATTGTGGTCACCCAGAGAGCTGTTTCACCGTCCACATCCTTTGTCTCGGATGCGGATGCTTCGGTGTACCCCGCAATCCCAGGGGTTGTCGACATCACCTCGATTCTCCCAGCCGACTGGGCATCCTTGCACCAACCCGTGGCGCACCCCAACAGCTTGGTCTCTTGTGTGCTTCCTGGGGAGTCTTTCGTGACGGAGAGCAACCTCAGTGATCCTGGATTCTGGGCACAAGCTGCGATTTTCCTGGAGCCCTCCTGGCCGACCCCCACGCAGAACTTGCTTCTGTCAGCCCAGCTTGTTGACGCGAACCATAGCTTGGCCCTGAGCCGGATTGGGATGCAGGACGTCAACAATTTCATTCCTTCCCCCATCTCCCAGGAGCGTGTGCGCTTCGAAGTGCGTCGCATACGTCGTTTCGGAGCAGGTGTGCAAAGTATCCTGGAAGCACTCCAGGACCTCCAGTTCACCTATGCTGTCCGACGTGGCGATATTGTTTCCTACTCTTCGACTCGACAGATGGGGATCGTGGAGACAGATGGGGGGACGCAGCTTGGTTTGCTGACGGATACCCGTGTGAACATCAATCCCGGAGATTCTTTCCGACTCCTGGATGCGTTGGGGAACGTGGTCGAAGAGGTTCCCATCTTGGGTGTACGCAATGGGGTGGAGCTTCTCCTGTCGCCTCCAGGGTTGACGGTTCCCCTCCTAGGGAACCGTTTTGAGGTGTACCTCCGACAACCTCTGGTGCCGCATGAACAATCGCATGCACAGCTTCTGGAGCTTGCGACAGATTCCTGGGTTCACGAAACCACTGCCAATGTGGGTACGGGTGCCGGGGGTTTCGTCACGGATACAGGAGTGCTCAAGGATACAGGTGTCTCGGGTACGGGTCTGGAAACCTTCACGGCGTTGGGCGTTCAAGAGGGTGACTACGTGCTGGTGGATGCTTCTGGAGAACTCAACCCCACGGGGGCACCCACAGTCCGTGAAAGGGGAGTCTCTCCCCTTGGCGACCGTGGAGTCTCTACGCGGGTGGATGGAAGTTACGTAGCAGGTCGTCCTAGCGAGCTAGATGACAATCGTGGCTTCTACCGTGTGGTCGCAGTAAACGCGGACAATCTGGTATTGTCGGGGGCTTCTAAGTTTGCCGGGGACCTCTCCAGCGGGGATGTGATCTTCGAGAGCGGGGGGTGGGAACTCGCTCTCTATCCCACGATCCACGACTCGTTGCTCCTTCCTGGTGGTATTGAAGGGCAGAATGACCTGCGTAAGACGGCACTAGCGGGGGAAATTGGTTCACCCGCAGGGTCTTATCTGGGAAATGCGTATAGCATCGCTCCATTCTCCTATCGCGTACTGAGACCAATTGGCCTTCTTACAACGGAGACGGTGGAGCTTCTGTTGATGCTTCGGGAACGGTTTCTCTCTTGGAGGGAAATGCTGGACCAATGGGTCATGGAAGGGGGGACGTTCTTCATTTTCCAGAGAGACTCCCAGGCGGAGGATCTCCGACAGGGCCTCTTGAATGTGTCCGTGACATCGGGGTTAGAGGGTCAGGTAGGGGTTGCTCCCTTCGCGAACGATGCCGATGCACTGTCCGTGCTGGACCGTCGATTCTGGGTGTTGGATTCTCAGTTGGATTACACAGCACCCCCTTTTACGGGTGGGGATGCGTACACGTCTTTCCGCACAGGAAGAGGGCGCCCTGTGTTCCCCGATGACATCGAAATGGCTTTGGGCAATCGAGACAACCTGAGAGACTTCCGTTCCGTGTGGCTGGACTACCGCGTGAATCTAATCTCGGGGACGTTGTCTGCTATCAGGCGGTATGATGCACAGGAGCCACAACGCGAAGCAAATCAACGTGACCTGATTCGATTTCGTGGAGGTGCGGGGTGAACGATAAGGAAAAAGAGCTACGAGAGAGACTAGAAGCACAGGGCGTGAAGGTTGGTAGCTGGACCCAGCGGGAGGCGAAGGAAGTTCGCCCTCAGTTCTCTGGCAATATGCTTTCTCTGTTGGAGCAACTGCGGGAAGTCATTCAGGGCCAAATCTCGTCAGATGCTGAAAAGATCGGGCAGCTTCGAGAGGCTGCACACCGAGTGAAGTACGGCGGAGGACGGTAGATGGCTGTCATTGGAGCATGGAACAAACCAACGCAGTACTCCCTGACGGCGCGCTTTCCCAAGATGCCCTCTTGGGTGGAGGGCATCAGGAGCACGATCAACAATCTCATTGACTTCCTGCTGGGGGTTCTGGATTTAGCCCTAGCAGCTCTGGAGATTGTGAAGGCGTTTGCGATTGGGTTCCTAGACCCCATAAACGCTATCATCGATGCCATTCTTGCGGAGGTGGAACAGGTTCTGGAGAACTTGCGAAAAGCAGGTCTCTATTTGGCAGGAGACTGGTATCTAGCGCAGCCTCCCTTTGAGGATCTAAGGGGCGGGTTCGCGGCGTACAAGACGCGCATGACAGCTCGGTTTACGGACACCAAGGACCCCTCTAGGCCAGACCTTTCGGACCGTATCCCAGTCTTTGCAATGTTTCTCTATGCTTCTGTGGACTTTGCCGGTATCCACACGTTGGCTCAGTTTCTGTCGCAGTTGGTTGGGTTTCTAAACTTCAATCTGCGTAGCACGAAGACTCTCCAAACTCCAGTGGACATTCGCGCTCAGTACAGTAGCGTGGATGGATTTCTGGGCGTCTTCGAGAACTTGGCAGAGACCTTTGTTCGTGCAGGGCAGGCAGTCAACACGCAGGACATTACAGGGGGTGAGGCACTCACGCTGAGTTCTTTCTCCTCGGCTCAGGTGCCGGATGTTGCGCAGCTTACCTGGAAGTTGGGGGGTGCTCCCAAGAAGCGTCCTTCGTTGGGTCTTCCGGGACCTCCCCCGGCAGGGTTCCTCATTGAGGTTTCGACAATTCGAGAAGGTCTCCAGGTGTTTTATGACAGACCCTTGCCGAACTCCGCCAAGGTGGAGGGAGGATCTGGGACGGTGCAAGACCGAGAGGTCGGGAGGGTGGTGACCCCAGAGGGTGTGCCGTTGGTTCTTTACGGGGGGGCAGACCAAGTAGAGTTAGATGGCATTGGCTACAACGACAGCATGAAGGATTTGGGGCAGGTCAAGGATGGAGCCCCTCGTGTGTTTGCGTTGCGCAGTGCTGCTGACAATGTCCCCATTCCCCTGGAGCTGCTGAAGTTTGGTAGCGTGGACTTGCTTCAGAAGACGTTTTTCGTTTCTGTGCTGGACATTTTTGGAGCGATGGTAGCGCTGTTCAACCCAGACTACTTCCAGGAGGCGACCTATACCAAAAACCTCCGCTTCGATGAAATGCCCTACAATGTGGACTTCGAGATCGGTAGCGATGGTAAAGTGGAAGCTAAGAATCCCCAACGCCCGCAGACGTTCTATGCGCGGATCTCCACGGTCTCCAGTAACATCACTCGCAAGGATGACTTCCGTTATAAACTCCGCGATGCGACCGCAGATAACCCTGGGAAGCCACTGCAGGCGGAGTACAGCACCATCCAGCTGAATGAGGGAGCGGGGGTACAGGGGAGTCGCGGAGACCGAAGTGAGCCTTCTACTGTCTTGGAGATCACATTCCCCTCGGACAGTGCCAAGGTCTATTTGCAGCAGCTCACAGCTGCCTTAGCAGTCTTGGCTTTGAGTCGAGCGGACTTGGAAGTGGGCGAGGAAGACACGCAGCTAACTTTCCGGAGCGGAAAGGCGAAAACGGCGACAGGACTGGAACCCTTTGCGAAGCTGATTCCCAGCATCCTCCTGGCAACCAACCCTAACGACTTCTACGACTTGGCGGACGAGGACACCGAATCTTCCGATGTCCTGACGTTCCGGCAGTCTCTCTTGAAGGGATGCTCCAGGGTGGCGGCAGACCTTTACCGCAAGATGGGTGCGCAGCCCGGAGCCGAGAGTGAGCTGTTCCAGGGAGCTTCCTCCCTGCTGACGTTCAAGTGGTCCGATGCCATCAATATGGATGACAACGTCAACTCGTATGACGAGACGATCCTGGGGTCTTTGTCAGACTACACCACTGTCCCCGGACTGGCTCGGAATCCAGAGTGCGCAGGGCAAAAGCTCCGTCGTGGGATCATGTTGCGAAATGTTGGGCGGAAAGTCACGGTGAAGAGCAGGGAGCCTGGGTTCTACTCACAGACTTTGGGTGAACTGTCTACCGCGAGCTTGAACTTTGGCGGCATCACGATGGGGTCTGCGGATCGCTCCCCCTCGTTGTCTGTGAGCGCCCGTGATGGGTCCACCCACATTTACTTTGTGCGGAACATCATTCCCCCGGAGGTCTACGCGGCAGCTTCCCAGGTGCTGTCCTTTGCCTCTGGCCCCGCGCTGCGTCCTGCTGAGGATGGTGCGTGGCTCTCCCTTCGATTTGGGCAACTTATCCCAGGGTTTGATCTTCTATTGGACATGATAGTTAACTGGGTCCGCTCTCTACAGCTTGGGGCTTCCTCCATTGTGGATGCTATCCTGGCATACATTGACTTCCTAGAGAGTCGTGTCTTGGAGCTTCAGGCGTTGCTTCGTCGGTTGGATGCAATCGTGCAAGGCCTCATCCCCATTAGGCTCCCTCCGGTGGGTGCCTTGTTTCTGGTTGGGAAGGGAACGACTGACATCCTGAGCCAGTTCCTGAGCGCTGCGGAGGCTCCTCAAGATCCGGCAACCTCCTATGGTGGGGGTGCTGTTCTTCTTGCTGTGGGAGCCCCTGAGTTCCTCATCAACCTCTTCATGGAGATGTTTGCGCTATGAGCTTCGGTTGGATGGGGACATTCCGGCAGGGTGCCTGGAGGGCCTTTCGGTCCTTTGTTTTGCAAGAGCGTCAGGACGTGGGTCGACGTTTGTCTGTGATTCGGGCGGAGCTTCGGCGGATTGGGAGCATCACCGTTATCTACCAACAGACGCAAGATGAGACCACAGGGGAACTTCGAGTCACGGAACAGCGTCTTGGGTTCAGTGTCACCCGGAACTCTTCCCTAGAGCGACTGGTGCAAGCCTATGTGGCTCTCGGGGGGAATCCTTTCGATGTATCCCACTTCTTCATCCCAGACCGAGCCGTGGCCGTCTCGGAGAATGCAGAGGGGTTCACGACAACAGGGCATGAGTACCCCTGGGGTGGTGTAGCGTACCCTATGACAGCGGAGCCCAACGAGCCGGAGAACTCCTGGGGTTCCTACCCGGGAGGGTACATTCCGCTACGCAAGTACCTTCCCGGTCGCATTGGCGGTCGAAAGGACATTGATGCGGATGCGGAAGCGGTTGTCAACTTCATCACGGCGCTCCGCAAACCTGTACTCCAAGAGATACGCCGAAAGCGAAACGATATTGAGGCTTGCATCATCAAGCTGTGTGACTTGCGAGAGCAGCTAACCCAGGAGCAGTCTGCGATCCTTGTGCAGGCTTTCGGTGGGCTTTCTGATAGCAGTATCGGATTTGATGAGGCTCGTTTCGCTCATGTGCTGCGTGTTCCGCGTATCACGCAATTGCTAGATGAAATCTTCTTCTCTGTGGACTCCGATGGGGTGGTCGACTTCGAGACAACAAACACCACGGAGATCGCGAAGTACAGCAACCTGCTGCAGGATATTCTACCCGATGAAGCGAACACGGCTCTCTGATTCTGGCCTATCCCTTCTATAGTCTTTCTACACAGGGACAGGAAAGGCGCTTCCAAGGGATCACGGGAGCGACCTCTGAATCAAGGCTGTAGACCATCATGTCGAAGGATATCCAGCTTGCACATAGATGCCCGCACCTAACCGTGGAGGAGAGAGTCTTCCTGCACACGGATCGCCGTTCGCTTCCTACCCGGCAACCTGTGGGGGCGGATTCTTCTGTTCGCATCCTCGCAAACAACGACATTGTGATCCCCCGCTATGGCCTATACAACCAAGCGCAGCTCTTTGGTTCCCTCTCGGGTCCCTTCCATATCATCTCGAATGAGGCGGAACTGTCTGTACAATCTGGTACGGAGTTTCTCTCGGTACAACTTCCGACAGGTTCTCGTGTCGAGACCGATGTGGTCGTGAAGGCTTTGAACACGGCTTCCGAGGCTATCCTGGCGGAGAACTCGGGTGGTCACATCGTGCTTACCGAGACCGCGAGCATGGGGCGGGATTCCTCACTGTATGTGAGTGGGTCCGCAGCTTCTTCGCTAGGATTTGCTCTGCAGCCTCGGGATCGCGGGCGCCAGGTGTACCCCGGGTGGAGTTTGGCTAGACGCCCAGATCCGGTGATGGATAACCGTTTCCCTCGCTTTGATGCCCCTGTGCAGCAGAGCCCTGTCTTCAAGGTCACGTACACTGTCCCAAAGCGCAGATGCTTACGATGCGGTGGGGCTCAGGTGGAGAATGACTACCGATTTGATAGTCAGGGCCTTGTACTGGTTGTCGAGAACGAGAACCTTCTTCACCAAGCAGCGCTCAAGATTCTGCTTACCGGGAAGGGAAGCAATCCCTTCCACAAGTGGTATGGGACGACGTTACGGTCGCGAATCGGGGCTAAGGCGATTGGCGTTGTGGCGGGTCTCATCAACGAGGATGTACGACGCGCCTTGGAGTCCATGCAGAGATTGCAAGTTTCGCAGTCAAAGTACCAGAGTGTTTCGTACAAGGAACGCCTGGCAAGCATCCAGTCTGTCAGGACGTACCCTTTGGATACGGATCCCACGGCGTTCATGATCGAGGTTCTTGTGGTCAACGCTTCTCGTGAACCCGTGAACGTTACCACTGTTTTCACAGTGCCAGATGTCATCACGCTGGATGGCGATGGCTTCGGTCAGAGAGGGTAGAATGGCCACTGCTCCTAAATTCCTCGGACCAGATGGGGAACTTCGTGAGAAATTGACCTTCTCGACTGGCATCCCCACTCGTTTCTTCATGGGGGAGATAGCGGACAACACCGTGGACCTCCAGGTTGCCATTCGGGGAGGGTCCTACACGAGTGATCCCGACTTTGTGGTGTTCGAGGGGACGCAATTCACGATACCAAACCCCACGTCATACCCGGAGGGGTTGGATCTGGTCGCGGGAGACAATGCGATATCCATTAGGGCTATCGATACTGCGGGGTCTGTTTCGGCGCCTGCTCTTGCAGTTGCTCGCCTGGTCCAGGAAAGCTCTCTTGGGCTTCTGGTGCAGGCACCCACAGCCATCGTGATAGAGCGCCTGGACAACACCGTGCGCATCACCGTGGAGGGTATCGACAACAGCACGTTCCGTGGCATCAATTTCTACGCCTCTGTTTCTCCTGGTGGGGGCACCTCCGGGTACTACCCGATCAATGTGCGTCTCGTCACGGACTACGAGTCCACGGAGTTTGTGGCTAAGCTCGCGTCCCTCGGAGTGGATTCTGACATTGCCTTGGGTCCAGATGAGGCCCCTGCAGCGGACCCTCTGTATTTTCGAGTTTTCGCCACACAAGAGGACCAGAATGCTGTGGTTCTCCAGACGGACTTCAACGAACGTCTGGGTCTCGATGAGACGGTGCGAAAGCTACGCACGGAGATGACGGTAAGTAGCGTTCGCTCGGTGAAGCTGTTTCACTTTGAGCACAACCGTCTCGGCTCCCCTGAGGACACCCCTGCAACGCTTCCACGTAGTGAGTTCTCCGCACTGCCTACGACGGATCCCTTGTACTATGTGGCAAAGGCGGTGTTCTACGATCCCATCGGGCAGTTGGAAGTGGAGTCCACAGGATTCTCCCCGGAGGTGCTTGGGTCTCCTTTGCAGGTGAGCACGGGGCTTGGTGGTTTGCCGGTAGTGAGTCGAGACCGGATCAGTCAGCAGCTTGAACTGTCCATATTCAGGTCCCAGCCAGACCTGAATATCCAACCGGGTTCCGTCATCCGAGACACGTTCATCGACCCAGGGTCCGCAGAGTTGGCCCGTGTTCGTTTCCTGGTGGACTTCATCCATCGTGCACAGAGTTTCCCGGACTTGCTCAGGATCGATGATCCCGCTCTTTCAGGTTCGAGTGTCCCTGTCTCCCAGAGTAGCTACAAACTCAATCTCAAGCAGGCACTACAACTGGTTCAAGACGCGGACGTGCAGTCGGTCATTGACCAGGCGTTTGAGAAGTTGGCTTCTCGTCTTGGGAAGCAACGCCTCCAGGGGTACAAGTCTCGTGGGGAGGTTACCTTCTACACGACCCGGCGCCCCACGGCCACAATTCCGATACCCATCGGGTCTGTGGTTTCAGGGGGTAGCCTCCGATATCGCACAATTGAGGCGGCTTCAATTACCCTGGAAAACATTGCCACCTTCTACAGTGGGACCACGGGACGTTACTCGGTTCGTGTTTCCGTCCAGGCTGAGAACCCAGGTTCTGCAGGGAATATCAGCGCAAACCAGATTCGGGCAATTGTGAGTGGCCCCTCAGGCTTGAGCGTGGTCAACGAGTCCCGGACTTTTGGCGGAACGGACAGAGAGTCCAACCGGGACTTGGCTGTACGAACACAGAATGCGTTGGCTTCCGTGGATACGAGTACAGAAGCGGGTCTCATCCAGATGGCTTCCGGTGTTCCAGGGGTGAGCGAGATTCGAGTTGTCCCTTCGGGGTCCGACTACATGCAGCGGGACTTTGACGCCTCCGCCAACATTCATCGGGGTGGAAAGGTAGACATCTGGGTGCGAGGTACTCAGGTGAACACCGTCACGGATGCCTTTGCTTTCTCCTTCCAAATCGAGAACGACGTTCTCTTCGAGGTTGTCGGAGACCCGCTCGACCTTCGTTTCAAAGCACTAAGCACGAGTTTGTCCCCCACGAACCCTATCATCCAGATGCTGGACATTCCCAGTCGTGGTATGGGGTTCCGAAACGACACCTCGGGAACCGACTTCAATCTGACGGGGGTCACAATAGAGGATTACAATCTCATTGTGCTGGACACGGCGATCCCCCAGCCTTCCGTGTCGTTGACCGATATTGTGCGAGGGGACATTCGATTCCGCGATAGCGACAAGTACGTGTTTCCCCGTCAGCCTGTCACTCGCATTAATTTCCTGCGCGGTGGTGTGACGGGGTCTGTGGATTCAGCGGCCTACACTCTGCAGCGGTTGGCGGATCCCCTGGTATTGGGGAGAAGCACAATGGCCGGAAACTATTTGCAGATCACGGACACGCAGTCCGGCATCACAATTCCCTCTGGAAGTCCTGTTGTCATCACAGGGGAGAGTCACGTACTCATTGGGGAGACCATCGAGTACCTCAACAATCTTGGCATCAACCTGTTGACAATTCGTGTCTTCAACTCCAGTCGTACTATCGAGTACAACGGTCCTTTCGACTCTTCTGGAGCGGTGGACTACACCATCTTGGATGGCGACCAGGAAAGCCCTGTTGCCATTGTCCGCACGGAGACGGGAAGCATCGCTACAGGACAGGAAGTGTTGGTCGACTATGATCACGATGAGAACTTCGTGGTCAGCTACGATTCGAACTTCCTTGTGACCGCAGTGCAGGGGGACGTTGACAATTTCCGCAGTATGACAGCGGACATTCTGGCCAAGGAGAGTGTCATTAACTCCGTCAACATTTCTGCGACGGTCGTCCTCAGCCGAGGCCAGCGTCCAGATACGGTAGACAGTGCTATTCGTACGAACCTTGAGAACTACATGCGGGGACTTGGGATGAAAGATCCCCTTCGACCTTCCGATGTAGTGGGCGTGATCGAGGGCACAGTCGGCGTCAGTTTTGTCATTCTCCCCATGACGAAGATGGTACGAAACACGGGTGACCTGATCATCCGGGAGGCTCTGGTGTCAGACCAGACTGTGGACTACCAGGTAGTCCCTGCTTGGTCCACAGAGTCTGTGAACGTCTATCTGTTACGGGATGCGCTGAGCAATGCCACCCTCGACGGCGGCGGGTCTGCATCGGACTTTCGCGGTGTCTTTCAAGATGACTTGGAGCTGGAGCTTCAAGTGGTGCAGCCGAGTGTTGTCGGAAATGCCCCAGGAAGAGCTTACATCATAGGGGACGATGGGCTGGTGATTCCCGGTATCAGCGATGATGCCACATTGATCGCGCAAGGTTACGTCACCAGTGCTGCCATCACAGCACAGCGTGAAGTGCTCACGGCCAACCATATCTTGATCAGTTTGACGCAAGGGGAGACACCTCTTTTGTACAACTACTCCGTGACCTACCTGGTAGGCTACGACTCCGGGGTGAAGCGGATTGAGGCGGGGACAATGGAGTCTCTTTCACTAGGGACTTTGACGTTCACCTATGATGAGGATCGCTGATGTCCGATAAGAAGCTCTTCCCCGTAGCTCTCAATCAGAACCCAGCCCCTACCAAGCTGGAGGGGCAGGACTTCGAGCATAAGCATCGTGCGCAGGTTGAGAACATCCTAGGGGACTTCCTGCGTCTCTTGCCCGACAACTACATCGCTCAGATACCGGGTCCACACTACCTTCTTCAGTACCAGGCTTTTGCGGAAGCGATCTCTGAGGTTCAGATCACAGCTCAGGAAGTGTTTGAGGATGCGGACTTTGACTTCACTAGAAGCGAGTTCCTTTTTCAGATTTTGGGAGCTTTGGTCTTCCCCAGGGGAACTTCAGAAGGGATACCCACTCTGGAGGGAGACGCCACCTACAGAGACTTCCTGAAAGCAATGGTCCTTCTGCTCCTGCGGGGGGCTAAGCCTGATGTTGTGAAGGAAGGGATTGAGCTGCTCACAGATTCCCAGATTCAGATCATTGAGAAGGCTCTAGCCGCTAGAAACACCGAGGGGTCCATCTGGGGATTTGATGAGCAATTCGAGTTCGAGGTTAATGTCCTAACCAATGGTGGCACCGCCTTCCCCGCAGAGGACCCTTTTGTCCTCCAGGAGAATGTGCGGTTTGTGTTGCAAGCTCTGAAGCCTGCGCATACCATTTACGAGTACCGACACCTTTTTCTGGACTCCTTCGGAAGTGTGTTTGAAGACACACCTCTTTGGGACATTTCCCAGTATTTCTATGACGACTTCCGTCGTTACTGTGGTGGTGCCAAGAGCATTACGGGGGATGCCGGGAAGACCTTGACTGATCTTCGTCTATTCTCGGATGTCACTCGTGTGTTCGATTCTGTGCTTCCAGGAGCAAAGTTGGTCATTGAGTCCGGGGTGAACGTTGGGGTTTACCGCGTGGAGGAAGTCCTTGGCCTTCCTGTGGGAACAGATGCAACCCCACGCAGCTACACCACCTCCCCGACGGGTCTCCGTGGTACGTTGACCGTTGTAGATGACGATCTTGAAGATGCCTCCCAGGATTGGAGTTTGGCAGAAGAGGGTGAGGTCATCACTATCAACTCAGGTCCCAACTCAGGAAACTACCGTTTGGGGATCGTTTTAGGGTTGAATGGTGGACCTGTGGGCTTCGCGACAGGTCCGGAAACGAAAGTTCGTGTGTCCCGGAGTTTGCTCCGGCTGACGAAGCGTATGGCCTATGTGACAAGCGGGCAGTCCTACACCGTTGAAGTGGACTACTTGGGGGTCAAGGAACCGAGAACCGTGTCGAGCGAAGATGCTTCGGCACTTTTCTATTTATGAGAGCAGCCAGGGGAGAGATGTTCCTCAGGCGTCGTTCCAGAGTATGAGAGGGCAAGATGGCCGCTGTCATCCAGAGTGCAATTACCGCAAAGCCAACCATCAATGGTGCCAGCCGGAACGATCTCCGCGCGGGCGATCTTGTGACGTTGGCCGCTTTCGATCTGTCCCACACTACGTACAGCTGGACGTTGGCGGATACCCCAGAGACCAAGGAGGGGACTCCATCTTCTGCGGTACTCTCTACGACAACAGGTACTGGTCCCATTACGTTCACTGTGGACAACGAGGGTTCGTACTTGATCCGGTTGATCGTGGATGCCGGACTTGGTACTGAGGACACTCAGTTTGTTTGCCTACGCTACCTGACTGTCTTCGGTGACCTCCAGCTAGCGGCAGCCGGGGAACGTCGTGATGAGACGGGGAGCATTCCCGTGGATGCGGCTCCCGAGGGTTGGGCACGAAATCAGAACATCAACCTTCTTCGCATCCTAGCCTATGTGCAGAGAGTATCCACGAGTGGGCGGACGATCACCGTCGATGCTAATCGAGGGTTGGATCACCTCAATCCTGTGGATGATCCCACCATCGCAGAGGGATTTGCGGATTACAGCACCATCTCGGCGGCCATTTCTGCTGCCTTGTCCATGTCTCCAGCCCCGAGCCTAAATGATCCTGTGGTCATCCAGGTGTTTCCAGGGTATTACGTGGAGAATGTGGACTTCTTCTCGCATGTGCATGTAGTTGGCGTGTCCAACCACGCAACGGATTCCAGAGACCGTTCCGTGGTTATCCGGACAGCGAGCGTGTCTCCGATGCACAGCGCACATGTGACAGGTGCAGGGCAGTTCTGCTTGCTCTCCAACCTTACCTTGGAGAACGTGGGGGCCACGAGCGATCCTGTGCTGAGCAAGATCGGGTCCGGTACCCTATATCTGCATCGCTGCACCATTCTCCAGAATGGGAATGATCCCGCGCAAGGTCCTGCCTACAGCCATGACGGTGGGTGGGTCATTGGCAATGGGTGCACGGTGCAGTCCAACGTGACTGCCGATGGTCAGCGTCTGGCACTTCGACAAAACACAACCTCCACAGATATGCTGTGGATTGACAGTGATTTCACGGGACCAAGTGCTATCGCTATCGGCGCCTCGAATCTCCCGCTCATGAACGCGGAGTTTCGGGGGTGCCGAATGGACTCCACGTTTGTCTCTTCCAGTTCCTGGGCAGTCCAGTCCAATGCAGAGCTTCTCGTTCTGGACCGCTGTGACGTGAACATCTCTGGAGGTCTCAGCACAAAGGCTGTGGATATCCACCCCGATGCTGGAGTCCACGGGTCCAATCTTGTGGTTGACGTGCGTTGGTGCCATGTGGTTGGTGACATCAACTTCAACACGACAGGAGTGGTAGGGGACACCCGGCTGCGCTTGGGTGCTTCGGACTACAGTGCCGTAAACATTACGGGTGCCCTGACAGAGCAGACGGCAACTGTTGAGGGGACTAGTCTTTTCTATGACAATTCTGTTACCGGGATCACTCCCGAGAATGTGCAGGATGCTCTGGACCACATTTTTGCCGTCATCTCCAGCACTGGCATCGGAAGTTACGTCCTGACTCTGAGCACCGCCTACAATGGGATGGACCCCCTCACAGCGTTGTCCGGAGCAGGGGATGGGCGAAGAATCTTAGCCGATTCCGGTGCTGTGATCATTCAGGCAGCCAATCCACCCCTTAGCTCTCCGCTTCTGGGGCAGACAGACGGATGGTTGCAGGTGGAGGGGAACGTACAGATCGGTGGCATCAATGCCCCAGAGCTAGACCTAGACCCCAATTCCTACGGGGTGGGACCGCAGATCCTTGGCGGTAGCCTGGTGTACCCCGACATTGCAGCTACTCCGCATCGGGCTATCCCCGCATTCATTATCCGAGCAAATGCCACGGGGTCGGCTCTCAACCACAGCTACAATCTCCTCTTGGAGTCCAAGACGGCATCCGATGCCTCGCGAGGAGAAATCGGTCGTTTGCTTCTCCGTGGTGGTGATAGTCTGAGCGGTGGTTCGGGAGCACCTCCGGACGCAGGGAGCATTTACCTTCAAGGAGGTTGTGGTCATGCAGCTACTGGGGACCCAGGTAATGTCTGGCTATCCCCGGGCCGCAACCTGCTTCTAGGGACGACCGGAAAAGTTTGGTTCACCAACCCCACGTCGGGGTCTAGCGCGACTCTGGATGCTTCAAGTGCATTTGTAGGCGGTGTGTCTGGTGACATCACCTTCTATGTTTCCGGGGTGGGGTTGGTCACCGCAAGTATCCTCAACGTAGACCTCCTGGCAACTGTGCAGACCAAGTTGAACGCACTTTCAGGTCTTTCCTGCGCTGTGGATGCGGCCAACGACCCTATTCAGATCACCACGTTAGCTGCGGGGAAAAACGCGGAGGTGTACTTCACCGAGGATAACCAAGGGGGAGCCCTCAACACGGCACTAGGAAACTTCAGTATCGGTGGAGGGTCCACTTTCGTTCCCGGTGGGTGGGCGGAAGAGGTTAGCATTGGGGCTACTGGAGCTTCAGAGCTGACTATCTTTGGGGACCTCATTGTCACGGGGTCGTTCAGTGCTGGTGGAAGTGGTGCTTTCTTCTTGAACAGAAAGACCATCACGGTTGCGGATTCCCCCTACACTGTGCTGAACACAGACCACTATCTTGGGGTAAACACTACAGGCGGTGCTGTGGTCATCAACCTCCCAACAACACTACCAGGTTCTGGGGATGGTCGAGAGTTGTACATCAAAGACGAGGGCGGCAATGCGGCGGCCAATACCATCACCGTGCAAATCGCCGGGGGTGCTTTGATCGATGACGGGTCCGATCTTGTTCTCTCTGCGGACTGGGCTGGTGTGACGATGGTAGCAAATGGTCTGACAGGAGCTTCCACACGGTGGTACGTTGTGTAATGTGCATCCCGCCCACAGTGAGTCTCTATGTCTATCTTCGATCCCAGTGAGTGTTATGAGCTGAGCGACTTTGGCTTTGGACCGTTTCCAGAGGCAGGAGCCACGGTAGTTGTTTATCCTCCGCATCCCACGGGTGCGGGGTACGGGGGATCCGCATATGGGTTCTTTCCGTATGGGAGTCGAAGCCAGTTCCTAGACCCCGCCACTATTGAGGGGGGCTACGGTGGAGACGCTTACGGGACAGCGGCATTCGGGTCAAAGACGCTCTTCCCGGCACCCCCCATTCCGGTCTTCGGCGGGTACGGGGGGAACCCCTACGGGTATGGACCGTATGGGTCCATTGAGCTGACACCACCCACGATCACAGGTGCCTTCAGCCTGGATGGGTTCCGCATTGAAGTCTTCTTCAGTGAGGAAATGGGGATAAACGGGGACCTGTTGGACCCCGCGTCCTACACGTTGTCCACTCTGGCCGGGGCAGCTCCGTCTACGGTTCGGTCCGTGGTGGTTAGCGTCAAGGGGGTTGTGGGGGCGACTTCTGTCATTGTCACACACAGCGGCACAACGCTTGGGGGCGTGTATCGTTTGACTGTGGTTGGTCCCGTGGACCTCTCTGCGAATGCGATTGAGGACTTGGGGCTGAACACAGCAGACCTACTCACACTTGGCCACCCGCCGACGTTCACTGCAGTCCCGATCTCTGGTAGCCAGGTTGTCGTGCAATTCAGCCATGACATGTTGGCTGCGGGATACTTTCCTGGCATTGCGGACACTACCAACTATCAGTTCACCCCGGAGCCGTCCTACCCAGTTACCCTAGCAGCCACGAATGTCACGCACCCCTACTTAGGGGATGCTGCACAGATCCTTTTGGACGTGCAGGGGATGACTTCTCTGCTGTATGAATTGAGCATTGAGCCCGCCGTCGCGTTCTACTATGACGGTTCCTACCTCCCAAGTATCTCTGAGGACTTCATTGGCACCGAGGTGGGAACAGGAACCTCCACGGTAGCGGGTGGGGCACTCTATCTGAGCAAGAGCAGCGGTGTAAGCTACGGGTGGAACTTTGAAGACTTGACGGGAAAGGTTGTTCCCGCAAGTTCCTTCCGGGTGGACTTCTCGTTTGACGTCTCTTCTGCGCAGTTTGTCCCTACCCTGTTTGATGCTGTGCTGGGTGCTCTCTACATCAATGATGGTGGTGTGGAGGCGGTTCTTCTCATTGAGAAAGTTGCGGGTGAGGACGTCATCACAATTCAGAGCGGTGCTTACTCCGCTTCTGTTCGTGCCAACTGGAGCGCAGGTCCTTCTATCCTCACGCTAGTGCGCAACCAGTACGCGGACATCTACGCCTTCTTGTTCAACAACACCCCTCTGGCTTCCACGTCCACGGCCAACTACACGGGGTCTCCCACGATCCCTTCCGGGGTGCAATTCATCCTGGGAACAACCTACCAAGTCACAGGACTCAAGGTCGGCAAGTTCACCTTCACAGCTAGCCAAACCGTTTACTCGGCGGCGTGGAACTTCCTGCACGACCAGACGACTTCTTTCACGGGAAGCGATGCGCGGACGAAAAGCACGCTCCTGACAGAGAAGGGTCCTCTGGTGAAAGGATGGGGGGATGGCACTCCGGCGACTAAGCAGGATGTCATCGTCCGTCTCAATGGGGTCGCTGTAGAGGTTGCTTCCGTCAACCCCTACCTGGGTGAGGTTACGCTTGCGGTTCCCGTCCCCCTGATGCCCGTTGGGGCTCTCACGGTGGAGGTGGACTACGATTGGTTTCCTGTCCCTACGATGGAGCTGGCTGGCCTCAACACTCCGGGACTGGTCCTGAACAAGTGGGACAACCCAAGAGGGCTTCTTAGCACTCCGATTGTGTCCGATGCACTGGGAGCCGTGGACAGCGATTCTCGATTCCCCATGCGCGTGGTGCTTGGTCCAATTGAGCGTCCACAACCTAAGCGTATTGGGCATCGCTATCTGGGGTTCGAGCTGGACTACTCCGCTCTCTTGAACAACCCCACAACGCTGCTCCTGAACCAGAACCCACACAGTATTGCAGTCGAGGACTTCGAGGATTCCCCAGAGGGTGTCTCCGTTGGCTACAGTGGACAGACGGCACCCTTGGAAGCGTCAACCCCCTGGAACTTGCAGGGAGTAGACTTGGGTGGTGTGCAGGATGACGGGGAAACCTACAATCTGGTTGACGCCTCCTCGGGATCTTTTGGGGTTGGAACCGAGGGGTTCTACTATCAAGATGTGGACCTTACGTTCCCCTCTTCCGTTGTGCTTGCAGCTCGGTTCTTTGCGACGAGCTACGAAGCTGACGGCGTGTTTAGTGGACTTGCTTTTGGTGTCCACAACAATCGCCGTCTTTTCCTCGTAGGTTGTCTAAGCATCAATGGAGTACAGCACCTGGGGATGTTGAAGGACCTCGCGCTCCCGCACCTAGAAAAGTCCTGGGAGTTAGGTCCGAAGATCGAAGCTACGATACTGGGTCCACTCCAGTGCAAGTTTTTGTCTGCGTCCTTTCCCACCTCCATTGAGAAGGGTGACAGGTTCCAGATTCTGTCTGGACCCCAGGCGGGGACCTATCTCATTGATTCCTTCGTGGCACAGTCGGATGGCACCACCACGGTTACCGTGGACAGTACAAGTCCATTCCCGGAGAACCCCTACTACTGGGGGAATGATAAGGCGGATGCTGTCTTCGAGGTACTCTGGGAGAACACTCCTTCGACGTACCGTTTGGTTGTGGACACCCAGAGTGGGGGAGCACAACTCTATGTCTCTGGTGAGATTAGCTCCCTAGCGATCACTTTGAACTCTTTGCCCGAGGTGGCGCTAGCTGCACAGACGACCTTTATGCTGGACACGTCTGGTGGGGGGCAAGTTTTCTGGGGGTCCCTGGGTCGCCTTCAAACGAACAGCAGTGTTTGGTCTTTTTTCCGTTATGGGGTGACCCCGCAGCAGACTACTTTCCACAGTCGTGGCATTGTCGTTTTCACAGACCTTGGGCAGACGCTTCCAGAGAACGATCCCAACACCGAGTGGTTCCGCACGCAGGACTTTGGGTATGCTATCCGGGACACTCGCAATTTCCCTGGGACACTCCTCAAGTCTCTTTCCACTGATCCGAGTCTGGACGTCAGTTTCGGGTATGGGAGAGTGGAGCCCTTGCTCACTCTCAATGACAATGTGGACTTCGAGGGAAAGTTTCGGGTGGAGTCCGGCACGCTTGGGTTTGGTGACGCACAGGTGTCCATCCAAGACACGCATCGAGAGGTGCGTCTTGGGACAGTGCTGTACCGTGAAGACGTCACGAAGACACCCTATCGCCAGCTAGTGATCCTGCCCTCAGCTTCGCTTACAGGGTTGCAAACACCCGAGGTGCTGGGGTGGGAGATTTCGACAGGAAACAACCTCTCCGCGTTTGCTCGTGGACAGCGGGTAACAACCACGCAGGCGCTTGGGACGTCTGGGACGTGGTACACAGATGTTGATCTTGCGGGGATGAACTTCCCGGATGAGGGGAGTCGTATCCTGGAGTCCCGCTTTCGGGTTCTCTCCTACACGGTAAGTGGAACTGGAGACACGGGGATACTCTTTGGGGGGGAAGCTGGAGTTGGTGGAGGAGGGGGTCTAACGGGGAGGTTGGTTGCGCTGACGCTGTTGAATGACGGCAAGCCGGAGATTGCGCTTACCTCGAACGGGGCACCCCTCCAGACCTACGACTTCGAGTGGGATGATGAGGAGCTGCACACGTATCGCATTCTGGTGGATGGTATTGCGAGCACGGTGACCCTTGTCCTAGACGATATTGTTCAAACCCCCACGTTAGCCCTGTCCTCTTTTCAGAGCACCTCCCTGAACACCATGTTGTTCTTGGGGGCCTTCGGGACGGATACCGCTCACGTTGTGGAGTGGGATGCGCTTTCTTCTTCGGTGTGTCCACCCCAGGATGCGAAGAGGACCCTAGGCTTCTGGTTGGGGGGCGATACAGGGGACATCGATAACCTCAGACTCCCTAGGACAGATGGGACGAAGGCCTCGAATAGCACGAATCTGGCAACCCTCGTAGAGATGGACTGGCGGGACAGCATTGAGTTCCGAGTGCATCGCGATGCAAACTGGGGCGTCATCCTCCAGCGTCCTGATCTTCCCCTCCCACCGAATTACACGGAGACCTTTGTCACAGAGATCACGGAGCCCAGTGCAGGGTGGATTTCCGTGGAGTACGCGGAGCTTCCCATTCAGGGGGAGCTGTTCGGAAAGATCCTTTGGGGGTCCCTGGATGCGGGGTCTATCTCCCAGCAGAGATGGTTCACGACAAGCTATCGAATCTACAAGCACTTTAGCGATGACTACCGCTCGCCGCAGAATATGGTGCTTAACCGGGTCAATGTCATCACCAGTGGAGAGCCTCTGGTGGACACAACCCCAGAGCTGGTGGTGGTCACATCTCTATCTGCCACCCTCATTTCCTTGCGTCCGACGAACATCTTCGCGAATGCCATTTACCGGGTGCTGGAAGGGGATGACACCCTTATCCCTTATGGGACGTGGCGTTTTGATAGGGACAGCCAAACCATCTTCCTGGACAACGCCCTTTCTGGGGAGAACGTCCCTGTCACAGTTGTGTTTGGTCCGGGGAAACCCTACACGGCAACCTATCTGGAAGCGCAACCGCTTCTTGATAGCATCACTCTCCTGAATGAAGGCACACCTCCTGTCCCGAAGCAGCAGCAGGAAGGTTCCATCCTAGTCCCTACGTCGGGATCTAGGGTGAATGATCCGAATGATGTACTGAACACGGATACGGACTTCATACTGAATGATCCCTACACGTATCTTCGGGATGAGAGAGACGAAAATGCGCTTTACGCCGATATGGACTTCTTCGAGGTCACTAACGGCGGTGAGGAGGGTCTTCTCTCCTCTCTTTGTGACGATACTTTCAGCGGCCACGGGCTACTGGAATTGGGCTTCTCTGGTGGACTCACCTTCCAGGAGACACTCAAGACGCCTATCGGGGATTACACCGGAATCTCGGGAGCTGGTCTCACTACCGGGATCGGGGTGGGGTATCCTCCTTCTTCGGTCAGTCCCAGCCCGTTTAGTATGGGCGGCACGTCCATTTTATTTGCAAGCGGTGGTGGCTTTCTCGGAGGTGCTGTTGGGACTTCCTTGGTGTACCCCAACTATCCATCCAGAGGTAGACCTGGAGAGGGTCTGGGTGGGATCAACCGGGGCGCCACATTCCACCTGAGCTTGACTTCTGTCTTTTCCGACTTGGTTCTCGCTGTAGAGATTCCTTTGGAGGACAGTTTCGAGTCGGATGCGTGGACGGATGCCGCTTCTGCGACGATGGAGACGCCTGCAGAGTATACTCGTGCAGGACCCTGGGGGGGCCTACCCTCCCTGCTAGATGATTCTCTTGTGGCGGGCGGTGCTGCAATCATTTCAGGGGTGTTTGTTGCAGCCGGAGGGTACCCGCTTTCACAATCCACCCTGGCAAGTGTATCTTTATAGGGTGGTGGTGACTGGTAGATGCTTTCTGCCAGTAGCAAGCCGCTTTTCGATCCTTGGGCGTGGCGGTACAGTGACATCCCCTGTTCACGTTAGCAAGCCTATCACGGCACCAAGGTAGACGTGCTCGGCTGGAGGAAACCGGATGCTTCGGGGACAAACACACAAAGACAGGATGGCACGGGCCAGAACAGGGGTGAAGATGGGGCTGTCGCAAGCACTCACCGAAGCCCATGCAATCAGGCAGGCTCACGGTCGGTTCATCTTTGATCTTCGAGACCTTTCCGGTCGGCCGTTGGCCTACTGGGAGCGCGACAACATCATCGTTTTGGATGCTGGTATCCAGGCGGCGAGGTTGTTCAAAGACCCCCTGGAACCCACACATGGCATCAACATGCTTGCTGTGGGGACAGGAGCTTCCGGAGCCCTTCTTTCTCCAGATGCCCCAGATCCCCGCCAACGTAGGTTGAATGCGGAGGTGGCTCGCAAAGGATTTTCTTCTTCGACCTTCCGGGACTCCGGGGGGACGGCGGTGGGCTATCCCACGAACATTGTGGATTACACAACGACGTTCGGGGAAGCGGAGGCAGTCGGGGCTTTGAATGAGATGGGGGTCATCTCCACGATTTCGGACAACCCCAGCACGAAGAATCCGAATCCGGATGCCTTTCCGACCTACACGAACACGTTGGACATTTCCAACTACGACGTGCAGATCAACTATTTAACGTTTGGGGTCATTTCCAAGCCAAGCGCCTCAGTTCTCACAATCACATGGAGGTTGAGTTTCTGATGCAGGCGCTGGTAGAGACCCTGAAAGTCTGCTCTGGTTGTGGGAAATCAAAGACCCCGCTTGAGTTTACGAAAAAAAAGAGTAGCCCCGATGGGCTGGGGTCTTATTGCTTTGCGTGCCATCGTGCAAAGTGTCGAGAATACTACCTGGCAAACAAAGAAAAGATGAACGCGGCTTCCAGGGAAAATTACCGGTACAACCGCGAACACTATCTGGAACTGAACAGGAAACGGTACGTGGAGAACCGGGATCAGTATCGAGCTACAAACGATGCCTGGAACGCTCAGCATAAAGAGAAAATGGATGCCTACTACCGGGACCGCCTCAACGGCACGAGAGCGTGGGTACGGTCTCTGAAAGAGGGGTGTCTTTGCGTAGATTGCGGGGGGCTTTTCCCCCCAGAGGTCTTGGAGTACGACCACATCAAGGGTGTGAAGAGACATAACATCGCGAAGATGGCAAACCATAGCCGAAAGCAGATTCTCAAGGAGATCGCCAAGTGCGAATTGGTTTGCTGCAACTGCCACCGGATTCGTTCCCACCAGCGTCGGAAGCTCCCTTGGACTAAAAGATTGGTTTTGTATCGGGCTTGGATAGCGGAGATGAAAAAAAGTCCCTGTGCGGATTGTGGATTTGTGTCCCCCCCTGAAGCGATGGACTTTGACCATGTGCGTGGGGGAAAAATCCAGCAAGTCACCGATATGTGGTCCTGGGGTCGGGATAAAGTGCTAGCTGAGATCGCCAAGTGCGATCTTGTATGTGGTAACTGCCATCGTATCAGGACCGTTTCCCGGCAAGCGGATTCTTTTGACTTGTGCAGCACGACACCTGTGACAGCTTCCTCTGAGCCCCCAATTCACCGAGAGAACGTCTGATGACCGAGAAGTTCTACAACGTACAGAACACGCCGAATACAGTGTCGGCGGATCGTGACCCAGACGAGCGCGGCTTTCTGGGGACGGTGGTCCAGAGTGGCAAGCCGGTAATTGACTATGAGTTTCAACTCTTCTGGGATATCCAGGCAAATCTTCGGGAGGTGGTGCGTCGTCGCCAGCTCCCTTCTGGATTCCTGAAGGGTCAGGCGCGCAAAGACAGTTATCTTGACTTCAGCTTTGATGCACCAACGGATGTCGGGTTCACAGCTAACACGTTCCACATGCGACGTCAAACGGCCATCGTGGCAGGAATGCCCGTGGTGGTCGAGTACACGGGGACGAGCACACCGGGTGACAACCTCATCCAGCTCAGTGATCCGCCTATTCTTGGCGGGACTTCCCCAGATGTGAAGCGGACGGACTTCGTGTTCCTGGAAGTCTGGTTGGCTCTCGTAGGCCCCTCTCCAAGGGCGCGCGGCACGGTCACGGTGAGCACAGTGCCCACCGATGGGGACACCGTCACGATCAACGGGAACGTCCTGACGGCACGTTCCGGTGTTCCCGGGGCGGATGAGTTCCAGATTGGAGTGAATGAAACTCTGACGGCTGCGAACATGGCTGTGTCCATTAACCTGGGGACTAACAGCTATTCCGGGGATGTTGCGGCTTTTGCCTCTGGGGGTGTGGTTACCTTGACCGCGCAAACACCGGGGGCTGTTGGAAATGCGCTGACCCTCGCCACCTCCGTCCCCTCAGTGCTCGTCCTCTCAGGCCCAACCCTGACGGGTGGTGCGAATCGTCCCAACAAGCCAAACGAGACTTCGCTCTATCGCCATGGAAACACCCTCTGTGATTCAGCGGTGTATCTCCAGGATGACCTAGCAGATCCCCTTGTTGTGGTTGAATCTGCGCAACGTATTCAGGTGCAATATCGTTTGCGTACAACGGGGCAAGCGGAAGCGGTCAACTTCCAGATGCAGCCTGACGGCTTTAGCAGTCCCAATGTTTTGGCACAGGGCGGGGAGTCTTCCCCCGTGGCGAGCTACTACTTTGTCCCTGCTGACCAGACCACGGTTAGTGGAAACAGCGACGCCACGACCTACAAGCACACGGACCCAGGACTTTGGATTGCGGGTGATGGCTCCTCCACAGCTGCGGCGGCACTCCAGACTTTGGATGGCCGTGTCTACGCGATCCCCGTGGGGTTCGTGTTTCGCCGCAACGATGCCTACTTGTCCGGGGCCGGGGCGGGGTTCGATCCTCGCAACAATGCGAATGGCGCTCTCCCAACGGTGCATGCGATCTTCTCGAATCCCTTTGTGGGGTCCATCGCAGCGAACACCTCAGACCGTCCTGACAATGCGTTCTCCGATGCGATCAACGAGAATGATCTTCTCGACCTACGCCGACATGTGACGACACTGGGGCATGACCTGCAGAGTGAGCTTCAGTGGCAGATGCAGTCTCTCCTAGACGGGATGACACGCACATGGGCTATTGACACCTCCGACAAACAGGACCTTGGTTCGGGCTCTGGCGACGTGTCCACTCGTTTTTTGGTTGCCAACGAAATCGGTCGTGACTCCGGGCATGGTGGGAATAACAGCACCTCTGGAGATACAACCCGAGGCGTGACCATTCGCAATTTCGACCATATGGCAAGACGGTTTGGGGACCAGTCCGTGATTGAACGGGTTGTCTTCGAGCTATACCCTCAGGACCGTCTCATCGGTCCCGTGACGTCTCCTGGCAGAGTCAACTCTGGGAAGTACGTTGTGAAGTCCCCTTCTGCCCCAGGTAACGCAGGGTGGTTTGTGGGCGATGTTCTGCACGTCGACTTGACTTCAATGAACGTTTCCACGGATGGTACCTTTGATCCTGCCACCTCAAGTCTTGCAGCGATACTGGAGAACATCCTAGACTTCGCTCCACCGGGGACGGTCATCACAGACATCCTCTCGGTGTATCACGATGATGGCAACTGGAGTTCGGCGGTCGATCAGAGAGTCCAAGTCACCACCATTGTGGGCTTGGGCACGGGCCATGTGGAGATCACCCTAGACGAGAACCCACAGCTCGTATCCGGGGGTCAGACGATTAGCGCTGCCGCAACAGGAACTGTCCTGCTGACTGCAAATCCTTCTCCTGGGGATACGGTGACCATAGCGGGTGTGGTTCTTGTTGGTGTCGCACTTGGAAGCCCTCCTGGACCCAACCAGTTCACCATTGACGGTACCATCCCCGAGACCGTGGCAGGGCTCCGTAGCTCGATTAATTCCAACATCCCTGCGGTTCACGCAGCAGCCGTCGGGTTTGGGGGAGCCCAACTCGACCTCTCGGCAACAACTCTGGGTGCTGCAGGCAACTCAATTGGTCTCTCGACAAGTAACCCCACGGACATAGTGTTTTCTGGTTCCACTCTCACAGGTGGTCGGGATGGAGTCACTGTCACACCGATGGTGGGATCCGGCACGGATGATACGGGATCTCCACGGAGAATCTTCGTGGAGCTAGAGGTTACCTATGCCCTGGGTAACGGTCTGACGGATACTCCAGACTACCCCGTGACTCCGAATGTGCTGAACTACCCTGCAGGCCCTGTCCTTGAAAACGATGTCACGCAGAGACCTGCTGACATGGAAGGTTTGATCCCACCCAAGTTCAGGGAGGGATTTCGAGAGATTGGTGTGGAGTACGTGGCGGGAGCCAACGGAGCTGGTACCCCCATTGGGGGTATCATCACGGAGCAGTTTGTCAGTCGAAGCCCCACAGAGATCGTCTTCCTTCGACGTCTGTATGGTTCTTCCACGGCGCTGGTCAACGTGACGGATGCAAACACGGTATCCCCCGTGCCCGTAGACGTTACCAACACCGAGTATGGGAGTAGCTCTCGCAAGTTGGTCCTGGGCGGTGCTCTCTCGGGAGCACAAACGTTAGCCACGGTGACCTACTTTGCACAAGATCCGTTGCCCAACTATGGGGCAGCTGGGGGTGGATACCAAATCACCACCTATTTTAGGTCCACAGCTCCCCAGACAGTGGGTGTCAAAGATGGACTCATGTATGGTGGTGGAGGACCTCTTCCGCAGACGTTGGTGGTTGAGCCCTTGCTCATGTCGCAGAAGCTATGGACGGGGCAGACGGGTACGGGATCTCTTGATCCTTCCTACCCCTTTGCTCTTCCTATGGACCAGATCCCCGTCAACCAAGGTCTTGGGTTTTTCCCCGGAGAGTGGTACTTCTGTGCCACCTCTGAGATCAGCATTGACGACTTCAACGCAGACACAGGTCTTCTGCACCTTCCTGTCTTCGTGCCTCCAGCAGAGACAGTGCAGTTCTCCTTTGGTGGTGGGTCTAACCCCCCTGCAAAGGATATTGAGTTCCGGGCCTTCTATGGATTCGCGGAGGATACTGCGTATCGCCCGACGGTCCTGTCACAGCCGCTTTCCGGGGTTGTGCGACACAAGGTGTTTACACCCTTCCTGGCACGAGCTACAGAGGACTGTCTCTTGTTCCGTAAGGATGAGGTGCTGCTGATGGTGCTGACGCGGTGGGCGGAACTTGACGAGAACAACGCGGTACGCTTCACGGATACGGACAACCGTACTTGTGTTGGGGTGTACCGGACTCGTAATTTACTGGTCCTCGCGGGGGACTGAGACTAGCTCTACAGATGAGAACAGGAGAGGGATACAATGCCTCGAAAGATTGATCCGGGCACAATCAAGATCGGTGGAGGTCTGAAGACCTCTCAGCAGGAGCCCACGAGCCTTCTTGGGGAAATATCTGCGAGCCTCACAGAGCACGTCACGACCTATTCGGGTGCCCATACCGCCGCCTCGATTGAGATTGATGGGTATCCCCCACAGTTCATCTCCCGGAATGTCGAGGGTGCCCTTGATGAGCTGTCTGCTTTGATTCCTCCGCGACCAGCTGTCCTGGGTTCCTACCGTACAGGGGTAGGGGATTCCGGAATTCCAGACTGGGGTATCTTGAAGCTTAACGATTCCTCCCTGGATGAGCGACCCTGGATGGTGAGTTGGGGTGGTAGCGGGGCGGAGGAGATTTACGGTTACTACTACACTGCCCCCACACCGAGGCTCGCGGCTACGGACTATGCTCCCCGTGGAGCGGATGACACTACGGACTCCACGTTCAATGTCTATGACTTGAAAACTCCTGGTGGTGGACCAGGGCAGAGCCATGCAGGAGCCTTCACCCGTATCGTGGGGACGGATCACCCGGCGATTCAGTCACTGCGTCTCCTCCCATCCTCGGGACCCACCGGAGGTCAGAGTGTTCTTTTGTCCGGGGTTCTGTACCCCGCAGACAAGGGTGTTCTGGCTCTTGTTTGTTGGCCCGCTGGTGGAGATACTTCCGACTTTCTGGCGCAAGACCTGAAGACGAGATGTCCTGCGGCGTTGCTTCTGGGCTTGGGTGTTGACTCCGGTTGCGATGGACTAGTTGGTGGCATTTTCACCCTGGGGGACGATGGCACAGGGAACTATGATCCCTTTGCTTTCCCAGGGCAAGCCACGGGTCAGTATGACCTTCAAGAGTTGAACAGTGGTCTGTCCACGATTGATGGCACGCCACTGCCGATCACGGCAAACCCCGGAGCGGGTCAGGTACGTCTGGGCACAAACCCTGGAGCGGGTCCTGTTGTGACGGATGGGATTACGATTCTGGGTGGGGGTGTCTCTTCCATTGGAGGTGGCTCTGCGGGTGTTGACAGCGATTTCACCAACTTCTTCCGTTATCGTCTTCCGTACCTGTCAGACTACAGCGATGGCATTCTGGGACTCCCCTATACGCCAGCAGCGGACAAGCCTCGTTACTACATGAAGCCATTGATCTCGCTGTCCACCGGAACAGACATGCGGCAGGCCGGGGATTACACAGACTTCACGAAGGACTATTGGACCTTCCAGGTTGCTCGCTACCGGCATTTCTTTGAGATGGATGATACGTTGCTCACGGCGGGAACGCCCCGCGAGAATGGTACGTACCTGCTTCTGCATTTCAAGACGGAAGCTGCTTTTGAGGCATTGGTACGGGACGGTGTGGCTCCTGCGGATACGGACTTGTACAGTCGAAATCTGGTGGACTGGACGAACCCAGAGTCCCCGGAGAATATCGCGGACAATGATCCGGCTAACGGATACCCCCAGGCTAGCAGCTACCATGTGGTGCGTTCGGCAGTCTTCGAAGACCCTGCGGGTCTTGATGATCCCACTGTCACGATTGCGTCTTTTGCCATCGACAGAAATGGTGGTGTGGATGAGGGTCTCGCGACCTGGGTTAGTGGCATTGCTTACTACTCCCCAATCACTTCTATGGGAGCCAGTCCTTTCCGTATTGACGACTTGAGTTTCACGGTCCACGACTTGTTTGCGCATACGTACCACACGGCAGAACCAGGTGTTTCCGCAGGGGGTGCCTACCTTGGAAACATGAATCCTGCTGTGGTCAATTTAGCGCCCTTCAGCTATGAGGGTACGACAATGTTTGTGGGCTTCACACCGCAGCTTGTCGCCCGGCAACGCTTGGAGTTTGCCTACGGGGACTTGGGAGCCTATTTGATCACGGATGGTCCCTTGTCCACAGACGTGGCAACTTTCTCTGCAGGAGAAAGCGAGATCCAGCTTCAAGGTGACGGCTCTTCGCCAGCTTTCTCGCAAGATGCGAAGATGCGACTGTTCCTGCGTCGTCCCTTGGGGCACGAGTCTGTCAGCACTACAATCCTTCCCTTCCCCTCCGTGCCGATACCTGAAGTGGGTGGGAAGAAGATTCTCTTCCACTCGACAAAGGGAAGCGCGGGTGCGTTCGGGAACATCGAGACAGCAGTTGGTTCAGGGGTGCCCACGTCTTCTTTGCAGAGTGCCCTGAAGGATCGCTCGGAGCGATTCCTGGATGAGGTTTACCGCTATCGCATGAAGTGGGACAGCGGGACGTTGCCGGCAGCGGATGCTAGCAAATTGTTGGGTCCTGGCCTTCCCACGGGAGCTTCGAGTATCGACCTCCCTGTTCGTGCCGGAGATGGAGCCACCTTCGGGGCTCCTTGGGATTCTGTTTCCTGGTTTGCGCAGCGAGACTTTGTTGCGCAGCTTTCTGCTGTTCCAGGCGAAGAGGCGCAAGTTGCAGGGTTACCTGAACGTGCGCCTACCTTGGCTCAGACTTACCCCCTCTGGTCACCCTTTCCTTCATGTGGTCTCCTTAGCTACCCGAAGCATGACTACAGCGTAGGGTATCGTCCTTCGCTAGCAGATGGGGACCTCACGGCGGCACAATGGGACTACAGTGGCATCACTGGGGATTGCTCCTGGAACCGTGCCTTTGATGCGGGGTGGTCCCGGTCTGGCGTGCCGATAGCTGCTGCGGGCCAGCCCTTTGTGACACTGAAGATATTGGGGCTTCGTTTGGAAGACTTCGCCTATGACAGTCCCGGCCCAGGGTCTGCCGCCATTGCTATCTTTGTCAAAGTCCCAGGCCTCACAACTTGGATGGACATTGGTCGTGCAGACGGGGATGGTCCTGGCAAGCAGGACTCTTGGGACGATGGCGCGGGTTGCCAAGTCGTTGGAGCTGAAACTTTCGATGCCATCGATGTCGATTCGCAATGGCTGTGGTACAGCCAGGTCAAGATCACGGCTGACCCTGTTAACCTGTTCACGAACGCCTGGGGTGAAGTTCCCATACTCGTCAAGGTCACCATCAAGGACAGTACCGAGGGGAGAAGTTTGGACCTCTTGCAAACAACAGCAGAGGGTGCTCCAACTTGGTTGCGAGGGGTAATGGGGATTGAGGTTGTTCGACCTACGTAGTATCGTTTTCTGGTGGGAGCTAGCCAATGAGAGTTCTGGCAGACCTTTCTTCGAATGACATTCTGCAAGTGGAGCGCTCCCGAAATATCGGGGAAGCGACCAAGATCAACGGAAAGTATCTCGTCGAGGTTCCTGCGGGGACCCTCAACGTAGATGCGTCATCCTACATGCTTCCGGTGGACGGTGGGGATGTCACTTCTTTGGCTTACCAGCAGTTGCAGAGCCGATTTTCCCAGTTTCCCAACATCGTGTTCAATCCTTTGTTGGAGAGTACAGACCAGGCGTTTTTCGATCTGAGTGCAACACTGGACAACAGCACGAATGCGGTACTCCCGGCTCCCTATACAGGGACCTTCCCCGTGCGGGCTCAGATGGGGAGAGAGGTACCCCCTGCAGGGTTGACTCCTCTATCTTTGGCTCTCCTTCCTCCGAACAGCCACACCACTCCTCCGAAGCCGGGTCTGCTCATCACGGATGTGATTGACATCTCTGCGGTGACTGGAGGGTTGGGGGCCACGGACTTCCTGGTGTACTGGAAAGTCTACCAGATGTCCGTGACGGATGACGTCATGAGCGACTACGGGATCTTGTCGGGGACTAACAGTCCCGCGATCAAGTCTCTGATTGAGATTGACCCAGAGCTATCAGGGTTCGTGGTGGCCATCTCTGTGGATGGGGGTGCCACCTACCAGCCCATCAGCCATTTGACTCCCACGTCGTTTTGCCTTGCAGGGACCGAGATTCGTCTTGCTTTCCTGAACACCACAGTCGAGAAGATTTACCTCGCGACCTACGCGATCCTGTTCTGAGTTCTGCAGGTACCCCAGCGCGTTGAGACTGAGCCTACGCTATCCCTTCTATGCGCTGGGTAAACGGGGGAAGGTTTCGGGAACGTCCCGCGTCTCTAGTAGGAAAACTCTGATGAAGTCGTCGAAACAGGTTGCTCAACGCTTTGCTGCGACTCTGGGTATTGATACTGCGGATGCCCTGAGTCGCTTGCTCTCGCCCAAAAGTCCGGCAAAGGCACGCGGGAAGTTGGTCGACCTACACGGAAAAGCCTACCTAGTATTGCGATTGTCGGATGGCAACCGTCCTCTCCAGTTCCGATAACCAACTCTCTGTTGGTTGTCCAGTGGACCAAATTCGAGAATGGTACCGCTGAAGTGATAGCTTACATCTCCTGAGCAGGTGGTCTCTCATGGCAAACTTTGGCAACGGTGTTTCGCGTACTTTGAACCCAGAGCAGAGACAGTTCCTGGCGACGATCTTTCAGAAGAACAAGCCGCCATTGGACGCCGAGCTGAATCTGGGTCAGCAGCTCCAGTTTGAGGCCCTCTCGGAGTACGTCCGGTCTCAGGTGCCATCTGGTTGGCTCCTGGATCCCACACGAAGCTCAGATGACTACCAGACCTCCCCGGAGCAGTCCAACTACTTCATCCTGGGGAATCCTGCCAGCGGCGAAACATCTCCCGTTGTTTGGGCTGTCGTGAACGGATGGCTCCTTCCGGTTGCGGGGACGGACCTCTCTATCGTAGGGGACCTCCGTAACAAGGTGAACCTCTACCCACCGCCTGCCTCCGACTCACGGGTGGACTTCGTCTTCCTGGAAGTCTGGCAAGCCTTGATACAGGTGAACCCCAGCGAGACTAACAAGCCTTCGGCGCAAAAAATCTGGAAGTACGGCAACGTCGAGTTTGGGCAGTACAACGTAGATGATGATCTTCTGGATGGCACCATTGGTCGCGAGACAACGCGACGGGTTCAGCTCCAGTACCGGATTCGCGTATTCGGACAGGGTTCCGGTTTGGGCTCTAGTGTTGCTCTCGACGTGTACCCCGATGGGATGGATGACCCCAACATCCTGGGTCAGGGGACGGCGGACAATCCGGTGACTTCGTTCGTGTTTACCAACATGCGCGAGACGTTGGGGGACTCTTCCCTGTGGCGCGCCGGAAACGGCAACCCGAGTAATGCCCTAGGCACCGTGGACGGATACGTCTACGCGATTCCTCTGTGCGGTGTCTTCCGTCGCAATACCCAGACGTTCACCGCAGTCAACCTAAGCGGCAACCCAAACAACAACGGTGGTTTCAATCGGAACCCCAGTGCTTCTTTCCTGACAAATCCCCGGGAAGGGGCCAAGACGCTTGCCACCGCCACCCTGACAAATGTGTTGACCCCCGGCACCGTAGGCACGGTGCAGGTCAACAACCTGGTAAACTCCGGGATTGATGATCCCAAGCATACCCTGGCCAATGTCTTCTTGATGATTGATGATGAGATCATCGACATCGTCAGCGTCAATGCCGCAACGACTCCAGGGACCATTACAATCCCCACGGGGGGTCGTGGTCGAGGGGCTACGCAGAGCACACGGCACGAGGCCGGAGCCGAAGTGCGCATTTACAGTGTGCGTCCTGATGGTCTGTTCTCGGACCAGATTGCCGCGACAGACATCCTGGACCTTCGCAGAGCGATCTCCCCAGGAGATTGGGACTATCAACGTCTCCTCTTGCACAATCTTGCAAACCTTGCGCAGAATCGCCTACGCTCCACATGGAAGCAGAGCGGCTCTGGAGATACCGAGGGGACACTGATTTCAGAGGTGGACCTTCTGCATGCCAATGGGTCGGTTACACCGCTAAACCATACAGAGCCCCTAGACGGGCCGGATGGGATACGAACGGTTTTCTCGGATGCGGCTGCACTCCAGACGGACGTCACACTCCTACTGGATAACGACGCAGCTCTGGCAGATGGGTACACCACAGACCAGTTTGATTCCACGGTGTCCTGGGATGTGGGTGTCGACTTCAAGCCCTCGGGGTTTGTCAACAATCTAGGGACTCCTGGGAGTTGGACCAATGGTTCTGTGATCTTCCTCTATATGGGTGGGGACAGCGGTTCTGAGGGTGCCAGAGCGACGTTCAGAGATGGTGCTACCCGAGCTGTGCGTTTCGTTTCCCCGGTGGAGTACTGGAAGACGCAACGGCCGGATGACAACACGGGCAACCAGAACCCCTGGTCTTTGCGTTTCCTGGACCAGTATGCGCACCATCCTCTGGCTCCTGGGGAAACGATTGCGGATGCGGATGCAGAGACAAAACATCCGGGGCCGTACTATCCTCTTCAGTCCGAGAACTTCGAGCGGCCTTTCATTGTGCTGGGAGGGTTGCTCAAGAGTAGCTACAAGTTCACGAACATCAGCTCCGATCCCGCAGGTGGCCAACCTGGACTGGTGAATGGTGCCGATGGACCTGAGGTTCGGTTGGGGGTGGACTTCGATCTCGCTGCCACATGGACAACAGAAGACCTTCTAGGTGGGCGGTTTTCCCTGCTGGACTTGTTCTTCGGTGGCAAGGAACTTCGTGCCTCGAAGCAGGACGCTTTTGGAAATCTCTCCCAAGTCTATCTCATCCTCTATGGGGATACCGCCAATGCCAACAACAATGGAGCTTTCCGTGTTGTTGGGGGAGGCACGGGCGACTTCACTGAAAGACCTGCCTCGGACTCCGAGAGTCTCCTTCTGGAGCCGTTGGACCCGAACTTCACGACTTTCACCATCGTCCCAGGTATGACGCTGACGGCAGAACTGCGAAGCATCCATATGACTGTGGATGATGGGACAGGGTTTGCTGCTGTGGACCCTTCCGCTGCCATCGTTCTCACAGACATCCAGGGGATCTCCGGGGACACCTCCAATCCGTGGAATGAGGACAATTTGGGGTTTGGGTCTGGCTTTGACTACTCCATCCCGGCAGCTGTCTCGTCAAAGCTTCAGGTCAATTGCACGTTGCTCTACAACCCTGGCCGGGGAGCCACTGCCAGGGTACCTGACACTCTCTGGAGAGCTAGCCTCCTCAGCGCAGGTCCCACATACCTGCGGCAAGCTATCGGAAGTCGGGACTCCACCTTCGCGGCGGCTTCCGGCGTTCCCACGCAAGAGACGTTCTTCGATATCACGCAGGTCCAAGTCTGGAATCGCCTTCCGAGCTTGGGGCTCACCGAGAACTCCACACCGAAAGCCCCCAACTTTGGGGGTAACGTAGTGGCCTTCTCGGAGCAAGACAGGGAGCATGAGTTGTTCATGGATAGGGGGTCGAAGACCATGATCTTCCGCCCCTTCCAGGACAAGTCGATGACTCTGCAGGGAATCACCTCCAACGCATCCGCTTGTCTCCTGGGGTCCACAACCTACCCCAGCTCTCTGGTCAAGGATGGAGCCGGGATTTTCACAACAGGGAAGAAGATGGGCTTCCCGATCCCCTCGGAGTACATGCCTCGGTTCGGTCGGCAGGATATCCCGTACCATGTGGATATCACGGGCAATGGGTCGGGAACATTCCTGGAGGGTATCAACCATCTTTTCACGGACTCCGGGGATCCCACGGAACCACAGTTCAACATCGTTGGTGGGGCAGACAACACTTCCGGTGGGAATCTGATCCACCCCATGTATTTCCAGACGGGTCTCACCTCGGGACATACCTATGGTGTCTACGGGACTATCGCGGGTCCTGGGACCCCGGCATACCAGGCAAGACTGACGTCAGAGATTGGAACGCTGACCACCCCCGCAGCGGAGATCACGGCGAGACTGAATGCGGTCCAGTCCTCGGATCTTGGTGCAAGCTTGGTGGGTATCCAGCTCCCGCCGTATCTGGGCATCGTTCGTCTTTACGGCGTCTATGAGCGCAATGACTTCATTGCGGCTGGGGGCCAGACGTTTAACGCGGACCGCATCACTCCTGTTGCGGACCCACCCCCGAACCTTCTCAATGTGGGGGCTTCTCAGCAGACGTTGTTCATCTTCGCGCACGGTGCCAAGGACGTGACTCTGGAAGATGGTGACCATACGTACATCATCCCCTCGAATGTCATCGACATCACGAAGGCGGGTTCCTATGCACCTGGAACCAAGGACTCGTTTACGGATTTCGAGTACGTGGTCGAGTGCTCTGTGTTTGGGTTTGCCAAGAACTGGATCAATGAGAACAACTATGTCCTGGCTCGAAAGCACACGGGCGCGGGCGTGCTGCTTGTGGATGGGGCGGACCCCGAGCTGGAATCTGTTCGGATGACGATCCCCTCTCCTGCAATCCTCAATGACAGGATGTATCTCGGCTACAACCGCACTCCCTACCAGGGTGACCCGTACATGTCCCGAGAGGGGAATGTGCGCACAGTCACAGACTATGAGCACCGCTATGGGCAAGTGTCTGTGGCGAATGCCTACTTGCTCAACACACCGATTGAGCAGTTCGACGCAGACGGGAACTTGCAAGTCGATGTGCCGAATGCCCGCGCCTTGCAGGTGCTGGCAGCCGTCGACTTCTACACCACCTTGGGCACAGGGAAGGTCGGTGGAGTTCTGTACCCGGGGACGGCATTGGATGTGGGGCACATTCAGGCAGACCCCGTTTCCGCAACGCGGCTTCCGCAGTCGAGTACGCAAGCTCAGTGGGACACCGTCACCCGAGCCTTTACGGAGGGGCAACGTAGGAATCAAACGCACGCGACCCTCAGCATTGACTTCATTGCGGACTCGGCAACGCTTGTGGGTTGTCTCATTCAAGTTTTCCGATTTGGACGCTACAACCCCATCACAGGAGAGGTCCTCAGCAATCCCAGTGTGACCTTCGAGGGTGTCTCCGGTGCTCCAGGTTCCGTCTCGGAGTTTAGCGTGGGCGCAACCCCTGCGGATGCGGCCCAAAACTTCGTGACAGCCGTGGCGGCGCACCCCACCTTCCTGGGAGTCCTCGGTGGGTTCACAAATGGAACGCGGGTTGCCACGTTGATTTCTCTGGTGGCGGGTGCGGTTGGCAACGGGCATCAGGTGCAGATTCGGTACACCGCAAGCGGACATGCCTACAGCGAGCTTCAGATCCTCTCGCGAGACAACCCAGGAGAGATCGCTTCCCAGGTGCAGGTCAGTTTGGGGAGCTTCTCGGGTGGGATGGACCTGCTGACGAATGCTGGTGACGGTACCTCGCAGCTTCAGCTCACAGGTTTCACTGAGCGTCTTCCCCTGGGGATTCTTCTGCAGGACAGTGACTTCCTGGCAGAGAACCCTCTCAACGATAACGCTTCCTCCCTGGGTACGATCCCCGCCAATCTGCGGCCCGTGCAAACGGTTCTTCCGCTCACAACGGGTGGGAATGAGTTCGACCGTTTCCTGGGAGACCCTGGGGAATTGGTCTCCCTCTCAGATGGCGGCATTCTGCGCTACGAGGCTTACAACGCTTCGACCTCCCCAGCGGGGACCAAGAAGTTCCGCCTCTTCCGAGGTGGGGGTTCTGTCTTCGTGTTGTCTGGAGAGAACCCCGGTGGTCCGGTGGACTGGGTGAGCGAGAGTTGGCCGGCAGCCTCCCAGCCAGTACTCAAGGGTGGTGTGCTCACAGGGAAAGCCCTGCTGGTGCGTAACTACATGGAGTCCGTTTTTGCCACGCAGAACACCACAACCGAGGGTGACGAAATCCAGATGGTCATCCTGACTTATGGTATCCTGGGTGATGGTCGCAGTCAGCTTGATGGGGTCCAGCTCGACGGCGTCCTCGGGGTGACGGGGTACGGTGAGGGGTATGCGGCAGCCGACAGGTACCGCATTGAAGGGAAACCGATGTACTACGGCCACAGTAGGGATGTTCGAGATCCCAACTCCGTGACCCCTGCTGTGTTCCCAGGGAACAGCTAGACTTCGAGCTTTACATATTGAAGGGGAGGATCGCTCCTCCCCATTGGGGAATCTCATGCGTAGGGAAGTTCTGTCAGGTTTGCTCTTTCTTGTGCTTTTCTTTCCTCTCCCGGCCATAGCGGAAGAGGTCCTCTCGGACGTTGTCGAGGACGTAGTCCCCGCAGCTTCCTTGGTCTCGGATGTCGCTGAGGGGGAAGTAGATCCCTCGGTCTCGGATGTCGCTGCGGAGGAAGCAGCTCCCTCGGTCTCGGATGTCGCTGCGGATGTACCCACGGCGGCGGAGCCCATCGTAACCGTCGTGCAGCCTGAGACGGAGGCGGAAGTCGAGGAGACGGTGGGGCTTCTGCGAAAGGCTTTCGACGCGGGAACCTGGCCTGTCGTGGTGGGACTGGTGATCATGCTTCTGGTTTGGGCGGTACGGCGATTTGCCTTGAAGACTATCTCGGAAAAGTGGAAAACAGCGACTCCGTGGGTGGCTGCGGGTCTCGGTTTGCTCTCCTGCGTCGGGTTAAGCCTGGCTATCGACACGATGCCTTGGTGGAGAGCTTTGCTTGACGGTCTCATTAGCGGTCTACTTGCCTCTGGTCTGTGGGAGCTGGTCGGAAAGCACATACTCGGAAAGGGGGATACCCCCGCGAGTGATGCCTCCGGGAAGTAAACACACCCGAGTCATTCCCGAAAGCCCTCGAAGATTTTTCGAGGGCTTTCGTCGTTTTTGCTCCAAATTGAGTATGCTCGCAGGGAAGAGTGGTTGCATAGCACCTACCCTTCCCTGCCGTTGACCCGGTATACTAGCACTGGCTGATTTCCCCGAGGTCTGGAGATGCAGAGAGACAAGCTAATCCGATATGGTGTGCTGACAACGACCTCGGACGTGGCCCGAGCATTAGACCGTGCCGCAAGTCTTGCCCAGGAGAGTGGCTTCAAGATTGACTTCCAAAGGCCATCTCCTACTGAAGACACTCCACCCTCACTGTCGATGATTTCCGCTGGAAGGTGCGTTCACATGCGCGCAGTGTTCCCAGAGGACGTGCCCCTCCCCGTACGTCTGGCGAGTCTCTGGTCTGTCGTGGTACCTCTCCACTTTACCCCCTGGGATAGAGATCCCCTCCCCTCCGCAACGGAGCACGTCTTTCACTATCTTGGTCCCTGGCAAACGCTCTATGAACGCCTCATAGCATCAGGTCTGGGTGAGCATGCTTGGGTCTCTGCTTGCATTGCAGCACAGTGCGACGTGGGTGTCTGGGAGGGAGACCGAGAGGTTGAACGATTTGTGCAGGCACAGCTTCATCGGATAGGTCAGAATCCGGGACCCGTGGATGGTCGGATTGGAGTGCAGACAGTGGCTGCTATCCAGGCTCTGGGGCGGAAGTTCATACAGGATTTGAACCTGCTGGCTGTAGAGCTTGCACAGGAAAAGACAGGTACGCTTACACGAAGCGGCAATCGCTCCTACGGGCATGTGGTCATACCTGAGCGAGAGCTTTCTGTTGCGGCCTTTGGGAAGGTTCGTGCAACAGGTACAACAAACGGAGTTGCTCTGACCGTGGATGGTCCTGGGAGGATCATCATTGACATTGGAGAGAGCAAATGATGGTCTTGTTTCGGTTCTATCTGGAGAGAGCGGGGGATCCGTTCTGGGAAGAAAAGTACAAACGAGGGGAGACGCCCCCAATTCCACGGATGGGGGAGAAGGTAGCTCTCGGGGATGAGGTGTACATGGTGGTAGAGACCCCCACACATTACTTTGAGCGCACGCATGAGGTCGCTCTGACGTTGAAGCCTTTGCATTTGGTAGATGAGAGTGGCGAAGTAGTCGATCCTGCGACCCCTGTCTCCCAAGCACTTCCCCCTTCCACAGGCCCACGCACAGCTGAGGGTCTGTGTGCCTACTGTGGAGACTCCGAGTGCCCCGGTGGAGAAGAGTGTAACTTCTACGATGGGACTCTGGGATGACACAGATACCGGCAGAGCTGGCAGCGATCTACGCAAAGCTCCAGGGCATTCGCCAGAGGAAAGACCTCAAACTCAGACCCACACATCATCTTGTGGAGACGTTTCGAGGTCTTGATAAGGTCGAGCGTCCCTTGAAGCTGCGGTACTACCAGGTGCAAGGTGTGTTTCACCTGCTGGCGATGAAACGCTTTGTTCTGGGCGACGATACCGGGCTTGGGAAAACTTTGGAGACTATCGCAACGCTTTGCTACATCTGGGAAAAGGACCCCCAGCGCAAGGTTGTGATTCTCACGACCAAGTCTGCTGTGAACCAGTGGGCTAAGGAGTTCTCCCGGTTCACGAGGGAAGTGGACGTGACAGTTGTCAAGGCACTCACTCCAGTGAAGAGGGCCGCCGTGCGAGAAGCCTTCTACACGGCTCAAGGAAGTCATCCGCAAGTGCTGGTGATGAACTACGCTCTGGCCCGGACAGACTTCTCGTTTCTCCAAGAGTGGACAGATTACGTCCTGATTCTGGATGAATGCTTCCACTATCACACTCCGGTTACTTTGGCGGATGGCACGATGGAGCTGATCGGGAAAATTGTATCCCAGAGACAGCCTGTTGAAGTGTTATCCTGGAATGTCGAGAAGGGCTGCGTAGAACCTTGTAAGGTCGTCGATTGGCATCGAAATCCGTTGGTACGAGGCAGCCGGAAAAGTCTTTTGAGTCTCTCGTTTCAGTATGGGGGCAACGTCCGGGTGACTCGGAACCATAAGTTTGCTCTTCTTGACGGGACTGAAGTGGAGGCAGGTAAGCTTCAAAAGGGAAGTTCCGTTTCTTTTCTCTGCCAGAGCACCCCCACGAAAGAGCAGTGGCAGATAGTTCTGGGCGGCCTTCTCGGGGATTCCTGTCTTTCACACCCGGATCGAACTCTCTCCGGCGTGGTTTTCTGTCATTCTGAAAAACAACAGACCTACCTGGAATACAAGAGAGAGGTTCTGTCTTCGCTGGGGGTCTCTGAGATCCGATTCGAGCCCTCCGGGTATAATGCGGACGCGGCGAAGGGGGGGCGATTTCGTTTACATGGAAATCCAGCTTTAGCTTCCTTTTTCGAGTCGGCTAGGATCTGGTCGGGTAAGAGAAAAAGAGTAACCTTATCGTGGCTGGACCGCATTAACCCTCTCGGGCTTGCTGTTTGGTATGCTGACGATGGGTCTTTAAGCACGCACACCACCCTTGAAGGAGTAGATAGATACAGTATTTCGATACACACTTCTGGGTTCTCCCTCGCAGAGCAAGAGCTTTTATGTGGGTGGCTCAGATGGAAATGGGGAGTTCATGCAGAGATTAAGAGCACGAAAGAAAGATCGGACAGAGAGGGTGTTTCACGGAAATCCTACCCGTACCTGTACCTTCCGCATGACTCTGCGGTGCTATTCCTATCTCTGCTCCCAGGAGCTTTCCCCGGAGTGGAATACAAGTTTCCTGGCCGGAATCTGCTAAACTTAGGGTTGCAAACTCCTGTGCTCTCGCTAATACTCGATCACGTTGTCGAAAAGAAGGTCTGGGAGCCGGCGGGAAACAGTTCCAAGTACGTGTACAATTTGGAAGTTGAGGGAAATCACAACTACTTTGCGAATGGGCTACTGGTTACCAACTGCACCGCCGTCAAGAATCCTAGTGCCCAGATACACAAGGTCTGCAAACATCTAGCGGGAAAAGCCCAGCGGGTGTGGGGTCTCACTGCAACACTCATCAAGAACAACCTGATTGAAGGGTACGGCATCTACAAAGTAGTTGCTCCCTGGGTGTTCGAGATGAGCAAGACAGACTTCATGCGTCATTTTTGCGTGACGAAGATGCAGCGGATTGCGGGAAGCAATCGCCAAATCCCTGTTGTGGTGGGGTACCGTAAGAAAGACATTCTCCGATTCAAAGAGACCATTGACCCCTACTTCATTGGGAGAGCCAAGCACGATGTTGACGATGAGCTTCCCACACTTCTCTGCCATCAGGTGGATGTGGGGCTCACCAGTGCCCAGCAGGAGCTATATGCGGAAGCTTTGTCTGGGGTGCTCCAGGTGGGGGAGGGGGACAACGCCGACCACAAGGAGGTTTCCCAGCTCACTGCAATCATCTACTGCCAGCAGGTAGTGAACCATCCGAGTTTGCTTTCTCGGGAGGGGGACTCCAAGAAGTTCGAGGCTCTCCTCGATATGCTTACAGAGGGAGACTTAGCGGACGAGAAAGTGATCGTGTTCTCTCGGTTCCGCAAGATGATTGATCTCATCGCCCCGGCGCTGAATGCTCGACACAAGGGCAAGAAGAAGTATTGTGTGCGTATCACTGGGGCGGAGACCTCTTTGGAACGAGAGGAAGCGCAGGATGCTTTCCAGGACTTGGAGTCGGATACACGGGTGGTCTGCATTACGATGGCGGGGTCGGATGCGATCAACTTGCAAGCCGCTAAGGCGATCATCTTCTATGACACCCCTTGGTCTGCAGGAGACTATTTGCAGATTTTGGGTCGAATGATTCGAATTGGTTCTCTGCACAAGAGTGTCTTTGCCATCCACCTTATCTCCCGTGATACCGTAGACGACCGCGTGATGGCGGTGCTACTCTCCAAGATGGGACTCGTCGAAAGCGTGCTCGGGAAAAAGCTCAAGGGCTTGGAAAATGATGGGGACCCCTTCCAGATCGCTCAGGAGAGTGGGACCAAACAATTGTTCGAGTCTCTTTGGGAAGACGCTTCGAAGCTAGCAAAGAGGGCGAAGGGTGGAGTATAACCTTCGGGAAGTGCTGGAGACCCTTTCGGTAAGGTGGTTTGATGACAAAGCGAGTTCCCTTTGACAAGACAGGGACGCCTGTTCGCAACGCAGACTACGCGCCCACGTATGACTACGTGGGGGATGGTAAACGAGATTGTCCAGATTGCGGGGGTCGCGGAGTGGTGCGTGTGAAGGAGGAAAATTGCAAAACTCCGGTCTTCATGAACTGCCGCTGCGTGCAAGCTCGTATCGTTGCCTACAACGTGGAGAGGGCCTGGAAAGGTTTGATGCGAGCACCCCGTATTGAATCCTCCCCACTGCTGGAGTACACGAGATCAAACATGTGGGTGCGCGGGCGCCAGCTAACTTTCCAGAAACACCTGAAGCACGTAGCTATTCGGCACATCGCCAAGTACGGTCCTTGGTTTTTCAAGGTGGCTACTGACGCAGACCTGATAACCGCCTGGCTGGCGACCACCATCCTGCGGGGTGGGGAGATTTACGACCCCGATGCGCAGAACCCCTCTATGGAGCACTTGACCCTAGTGGACCTGATACTCCCTCCTGACCTGCTGATCATCCATCTGGGCATCAAAAGAGCATCCAACAAAGAGATGGCGGGGGTTCTGCACGAAGCTTTGTCCACGAGATACCATGAGGACAAACCCACATGGTTGTTTGACCAACCCTATGCTCCCCTCGCTCCCGGCCACCTCTGCTACGATATGTCCCTGGAGGACTCCCTGGCAATGTGGGGGTACAAGGGTCCTGTGCAGATTGGAGCAGAGGAAGAGGACGTGCCCAAGTATGGGTTCTTCGAGCTTCATGGGGGAGACGAGGGTGAGACTGAGGAACCGACCCCGGTACGAAAGTCAACGTCGCGGGGTACAGCGGAAGAGAGTGGGGGCGGTGACCTCTCGGAAGCCTTCTTCGGGGGTGGGACCGCTCCCAGGTACAATAACGAGAGTGAGGGCAAGAGTAAGGGCAAGAGTAAGGGCAAGGGCGGTAAGGGACAGCGATAACGAGGAGAAGGGATGCAAACTTTACTTCGCTCAACCTTCAGAGCGGACCCACGAGATGATGCTAACTTGCTCCTGAGCAATGCTCTGGAGTTACGGCAAGCCAGGCTAGAGTTCCTCACCCCGGAGCACTCTGCTGTGTGGTCGTTCGTGGAGGCGTTTGTCTCCGACCACAACCATGTGCCCGATATCTCTTCCCTGCAACTCCACTTCACGCAAACGGAGCCGGACCCCGACGTTATCAATCAGCTCCAGCTACTTCGTAGTCTGCCTGCCATCACACGCGGGGACTTCAAGAAACGACTGACGATCAAGGTAGAGGAGCTTAAGACAAGAGAGGTAGAGGAGCTTCTCAGTTACGCCAACATCATCAATCGCAAGGGGGTCGAGGAGAAGGAAGAGGGGCAACGGGGTCGCGGGAGAATCCTGAAGGGGTATCGAGATGCACTGCAGCATATCACTCGGAAGTCCCTGGACATTATCCGGCCCACTGCGGGTGTTCGCAAGGAAGGTGAGGTCACGACTGACACGCACCTGTTCATTGAGGATTACGACCGCAGAAAGAACGATCCAACATATGGCAAGGGACAGCTCTGCGGGCTTCCGCAGATAGATGAAACTACGGGTGGAGCGAGAAAGGACCAGCTCTGGACACATGCTGCCTTCACGGGAGAGCTGAAGTGCTTGACCTCAGAGACCCTTATTCAGGATGCGGAGACAGGTACTTTTTCTACTATTGAGGAACTATACAGGGGAGGACTTCGTCCCTTGGTACAATGCCTTGATGAAGTAAAGTGGGAAACAACGTATGCTCGTGTGGGGCATGTCGAGCAGAATGCCAGGGTACCAATTTTCAAGATTACGACTAACGCAGGTCGGGTGATTAGGGCATCGGGTAACCATCCTTTCCTGACCGTAACGGGATGGAAAAATGCGGAGGACCTCAATACAGAGCAGGACTTCCTGGCTATCCCTGAGAAGTGGTCTACCCTCCCCTTAGAGAGTACCCTTCGGGATGAGGAAGTGAAACTTCTCGGCTATCTCCTCGGAGATGGATGCCTGAAGGGGTACATCGACTTTACCAACACCAACCCCAGCATCCAGGAGGACTTTGTCCAATGTTTGGAGGCTTTGGGATACGCAGAACGTACACAAGCAAATGTAAATCAGCCCACGTACCATTGTATTGCAGACCGTTCGTGCTACCGAGTCTCGCATAACCTTGGGGATCGCTTTCATCCTAACCGTGTTTCTCCGCTGAGAGTTCTTCTGGAGAATCTCGGCCTTTGGGGTCGGGGATCTTACGAGAAACACATTCCAAGGACTCTTTGGCAAACATCCGATGCACAGATTTGGATGCTTTTAGGGGCGCTTTGGGCGACGGATGGAAGCATTTCTACCCGGAGGTACTGCGGGAAGCGCAAGGTAAATCTTTACTATGCCTCCGTGAGTGAGAGCCTCGCTCGGGATGTGTATCACCTTCTGCACCGTGTAGGTGTACAAGCAACCGTTCGACGGCATGCCTTGCAGTACAAAAATAGTACCAGACATTGCTGGCAGGTCAAAGTCATGTCCTGTTCCTGGTGGAGGTTTCTAACCTACTGCCACCCGGCAGGTAAGGTCGATCAAATGGCTACTGTTTTGGAGGTACTCTCGAAAGAACAGAGAGACCCTCGTATGCCATCCTCTTTGCTGAAAGATGTGGATGATAGTGTTCGCTGGTGGACCAAAGCAGGGGGGTGGAGATACGCCCGCTGGGCAAAGAGACGCAAGACCCTGTTGCGAGGAACCCTACACGAGGTGGCTAAGAAACTTGGAAGTGCAGAGTTGCTTCGTAAATGTGAGGGAGATATTCTTTGGGAGAAGGTTGAATCTGTCGACCCCGATGGTGTCGAGATGACATATGATCTGAGTGTTCCTGCGGTTGGGAACTTTGTGGCAAATGGATTCCTCGTCCACAACAGTACGTTTGCTTTCAACTGGGTCTACAACCAGGCCATCTACTTTGGTGAGAGTTCCTGCTACTTCAGCCTGGAAATGCCCTATGAGCAGTGTCAGCGCATCATCTACACGATGCATTCCATGCACGAGAAGTTTCGTGACGTGCGGATGGCATTGGGACTACAGAAGGATCCCGATAATGCTGTTCCTCTGACCTACCATTACATCCGGGATGGGAAGTTGCCCCCGAATGAGGAGCGTTTCCTGAAGGAGTTCGTGCTGCCCGACCTGGAGGAGGGGGCCGCCAACGGAATCTATGGGAAGATGCACTTCCGAGGGTATGACCCTGACAGTGATTACTTCCGCATCTCCGATATGCGAGCGAAGGCAGAGACGCTGTACCGGGAGAGTTCTTTCTCTCTTCTGGTCGCAGACCACGTTCTCTTGATTGACGCCAAGAAAAACCATCGAAGCACGACGGAGTCTGCCAATGAGGTAGTGCGGGATCTGAAAAAGCTCTCCGAGGTCTTCAATGCTGGCGAGGGCATTGCTGTTCTGGCGTTGTTTCAAATCAGTCGTGAGGGAAAGAAGAGGGCGGACAAGGCTGAGGGACGGTACAGCCTATACGATCTGTCCTACTCGAATGAGATTGAGCGCAGCAGCGATGTTATCACGGGCAGCTACCTGAACGATGAGCTTCGCAAACGATGCCGTGCCTTGTTCCAATTCTTGAAGTCCAGAGACGGTGGGATGTGTGACCCCTTCTACACTCGCGTCGACTGGCCCTCTCGCATGCTGTTCACCTGTCATGAACGGCCCGGGACGGAAGCAGAGTCTGTGGTAGAGGAAGTAGAGGGTACTCTCTATGAGGAGCTATTTGACCCCTGATGCATGCCGAAGATGTAAAAGGTAGGATCAAGGAGAGAGTTGCCCGTATCCACAAGCATGTTCCGATCCTGGAGGTGCTTGCTCGTTACGGGTACACCATCCATGAGGATGCCGAAGGACGAGAGCAGCAGTTCTCCTGTGACTTGCATGGAGATGGGCAGGACGGGAAGCCCTCCGCAAGAGTGTACCCTGCTTCCGCCTCCTGGTATTGCTTTGGGTGCAGTCTTTCTCGGGATGCTATCAAGACAGTGCAGGAGAAAGAGGGCCTTAGCTTCAGCCAGGCATGCTACAAGATTGAAGAGCGATTCAACCTCCCACACCCGGCAAACTGGAACACAGGTGACTGGGACCAGGGGGAACGCTCAGAAGAAAACCCTGGAGACGTCATTAGGATTGACGAGACGACGACTTTCGAGTCCGAGGAAAGACAGACAGGGAACTTGCTCCTGTACTTGACGCGGGAGCGAATCTTGGAAAGGAAAGTTTGCCTGCTTCTCTGGGAGTTGTACGACCGAGCAGTCTGGAGTGTCCACAAGGAAGTTTGGTCGGAATCCCGTGGAAAGGAGGCTGTGGCGAAATTGCGAGCAAAGGCGATAGCGTTGGGCGCAAAGGCCCTGCAGGAGGCGTCGTGAGTGGACTCGTGCCGCTTCAAGTTGAAATCGACGCCTGGGGTACGTTTCGCTTCCTCCGTGCCCTTCCACAACGAGACAATGATTGGGGGTGTCTTGCTTTTTTCCAAGGTACCCCTTGGGAACGAATCGTAACTGTCGTACCAGGGGAAGCGCTCTCCCATGCACTTCAGGGTCACCCGTGGCCTCTTCTTAGGAGTCTAGGACCGAGCCCGGATGAGCTTTGCAAGCAGCTCCCCCCGGAAACGGGGTGTGCTTATCTCCTCGACAAGAGTTGCCACACAAGGGATGCCAAGCGTTGCCTTCCCGGAAGTAAACTCCCAACTTGCTACAAGTCGACGTTGGAAGGGGAGCAAGCAATTGTAGTCTATGAGGTCGCTCTTGCACTACGTGAGGGGCGCTACATTCTTGTCACCGAAGGGAAAACCTTCACGTTGTGAGGAAGAGCATGCTTCCGTCCCGAATGCTACCTGCCAAAAAGATAGACGTCCAACTCAAACCTTGGATGGACGACTATAGCTTTGCTCTGGTGACCACCGAGAACATCAACCAGGTGGTCGAAGAGTGCATTGCAGCAGGTGTCTATGGACTTGACCTGGAGACTACAAGTCTCGATACGCGGATCTTCCCTCGGACTACAGAGAACGGAAGTGTGCAGGAGGTCACCACGGACATCGTGGGTATCTGCCTGTCACCAGGAAAGAAACGGAGCTACTATCTCCCCATCCTGCACCGCCCCAACGGGGTACCCTCTCCGCACAACGTACCCTTCTCTGTCTGGGATGTTGCGGTTCGACGTCTGCTGCAATCCTCTGCAAAGCCTGTTGTCCACAACTGCAAGTTCGAGGGTGAGATCCTGAGCTTCCCCAAGGGGTCTGCCGCGTTTGGGGATTGGGATGACCTGAAGTGGTGGGAAGACACACAGATCCTGGCATACCTGGAAGACAGCAATCGCAAGGCTCTCGGACTCAAAGCTTTGTCGAAAGAGTTCCTGGGGAGGGAGCAGATCGAGTTGGATGAGCTGTTTCCCCCGAAAACCACTCGTCTGGACTACTCCTTGTTGAACCCAGCGGACCCAGCGGTCCTCGCTTACGGTTGTAGCGATGCCGTGTGCACTTTGGAGTTGTACTATGTGCTGAAAGACCGAGCTGTTGACATGGAGGGGTCCGAGGGGAAGTTCAATCAGAACTTCATCCTAGGCTTGGAGAAGCTGTGCGTTCCTGCGATTCGCTGGATGGAGCGGGCTCGCCTCCCGATTGACTTGAACCTGGCTGCCGAGTTCATGCGCAAGGCCAGGTTGGAGTTGATGGAGTCCCTCAAGGAACTGTACAGAGGAGCCTCCGAGATCCTGGGTCGTGACATCATGCCACTGTCCTTCTACTTTGTCTGCCAGGAATGGGAATTCAATCCTGCTTGGCGAGACATTCAGGAGGATGAGAGCCAGGATGCACGGTCTCTTCGGGATCTGTTTGACGAGTGCAAGCGTAAGGCAGATGATTACCAGAAGAGATACCGGAAAAGTGACCTATCGATCCTGAAGGACTGTGACGACAATCCAGAGCTAGAAGTTCTGTTGAAGAGAGAGCCCCCACCCCCTCGCTCTTTCGGGAAAGACACCATCATACTCCAGGCTGAGTATGATGTAATGTCACCCACCCAGCTAGGGAAACTCCTGTTTGACTTGGGGGTGAAGGGTCTCCACAAAACCGACTCGGGACAGATACAGACCAGCAAAGAAGTTCTGGACGAGGTTATCGAGAACAACCAGGACACGCTTCCTTTCATGAAGCGAGTCAAGATGTTCCGGGGGAATGAGCAGGCCCTCAAGAATCTGGTCAGCATCTGGAAGGATACGGATCGAAGAGATAACAGCCTTCGCATCAGCTTTCGGGCTTATGCCGCCGGCACAGGGCGTTTCAGCTCCAAGGGTGATAAGAATCCAGAGGCCACCGGGGGCACAAAGTTCAACCTCCAATCCATGCCGGCAGGTAAGGATCCTCGGAGCCCAGAAGCTTTGCTTCGCATTCGCGAGTGCATCCGTGCCCGTGATGGCAAAGTCATGGTGGTCATCGACTTCTCTGGTGTCGAGCTGCGTATCCTTGCAAACATGGCCGGGGAAACGAAGTGGATTGACCAGTTCTTTCTATGCAGTGATTGCAAGCTGGTCTTCAACCGGGATACGGTCCCACCGAAGTTCTGTCCCCGCTGCGGATCTGACAAGATTGGGGATATCCACACCCTGACAGCTATCCAGATTTACGGGGCGGACGCTCCGTCAAAGCCGGAGTGGAAGGTTTATCGCGCACGAGGCAAGAACACGAACTTCGCGTTGAACTATGGGGGTGGCCCGCAGGCAATCCAACGGCAGACAGGAACCTCTTCGAACGAATCGCATCGTATCCACAAGAAGTTCAAGTCTTCCTATGACTTCCTGACGAAGTGGCAGGGCAATCGTGTGGCCTTTGCCAAGAAGCATGGGTACGTGATGACTGCGTTCACACGTCGCTATCGTGTGCCCGACATCGCTCACGAAATCCCTTGGATTCGGGGAAAAGCAGAACGCAATTCCATCAACTCCCCCATCCAGGGGACCTCGGCGGACATCACCAAATTGGCGATGGGGCTGGTGTACAAGAAGTGCAAGCAAGCAGGTTGGTTGGACAAGGTTCACATGCTTTTGACCATGCATGATGAGTTGGTCTTCGAGGTGGACACGGACATTCTCGAAGAAGCGGTCGACATGTTTGTGAATGTGATGTGCGACAATGCGGCGATACGTGCTCGAAAGTGGCCTGTCCCCTTGACGGTGGATGTAGAGCTGGGGGTGTCGTGGAAAGCCAAGATCAACCTGGAGGGGGTGAGGTACTCTGTCCAGTTGCGTCGTTTGCTCCAGAGACCCGGGCAATCGGATGAGGAGATCAAAAAGCTTCTGCGCTGCGTGAATGGGTTCTACGGGGGTCCTGCTGGGGTCCGTAAAAGTCTCAAGTCTTTCGAGGACATTCAATGGCCAGAGCTTATCCGTCCCCATTTCAAGAGCGGACGGGAGGAGAAGCCCTTTACGGTAGAGGAGCGACAAGCACTTGCGCATGCCTGGGCGCTCTACTTTGGGGAAGCAGACGTAGCGGTACCCTCCGCCGCAGAGGAGCCCCAAACAGACGTCATCGAGATCGCCCCCACTCCGTCGCTCACCTCCCTTGCAGACCCCATTCCGGCAACCCCTGCCCTTGACAAGGATACTTCTCCTGCGACTTTCGAGTACCGTGTTCCCCAGCTATCCATCAGCTCTTCCCAGGCGCTGGCAGCGGTGTTGGTGGCCTGCCAGGGTACGGGAAAGCATCGTCTGGTTCTCATTGCACCCTCTGGGGAGGTACTACAAGGGTGGGATTCTTGGGCGGGTTCGGATGTCTGCGTGGATCCCGAGGTGTTTACTCGTGCCATGCGGGAACGCAATGTCTGATGAGATTCAGCGGAGATTGGAGATCCTTGAGATGGCTCTCGGTATCGAGACGCCAGACCGGGAGCATTGCCTTTCACAGGAAGGTCCCATCTTCTCCTGTTCTTCCTGTGATCCCGACGTCTGCCCCGTCGTCAACAATCTTCTGCAAGCCACCGCGAATGAGACACAAGCTCTGGGTGGTCGGGTTCGACGCCTGGAATTGTGGCTAGACCAGATTGACTCGGCGGCACGGCCCCGAGAAAGGGCTACTCTACTGGAGCAACGCGAACGGTTACTGGCGAACATTGCGGACGTGGAGAGGTCTGTACAGCAGTCTCGCGGTGTAGTAGCACACAACCTGACGCAGTTTCTGAGTGACCAGCGGGATAAGCTGGAGCGCCTCAACAAGCAGATAGGACAGTTGCAAGATGGGTGACGATTCTACAAAGGAATGCTTGCGAGACATGCAAGCGAAGTTTCCTCAGTTCAGTTTGCAAGACCTGCGGACTGTCTTCTGCTCAGAATGTCGAAACTTCGGCTGTAAGCATGCGAAGCTAGCAGGTAACCCCTGGGAGCAGCGGATGGCCACGCAAGTGGATCGTCTACTCGAAAATCCGTTGTTCGCTAATCTTCAGGATCCTCGGTGGTCGCACCTGCGGGAGCTGGACTTCCCGAGCTTGTTCCAGGAGTCCATTCGCCTGCACCTGGCGGAGCAACGGGGGGATTGGTCACTTCCATCACAGCGCGAAGTTGATGCGGCGATGGGTGTGATTCCAGACCAGTCCGCGACGGAACCGAATCCAGAGGTGGAACGTGCTGTTAAGGCTTTGAAGCGTTTGCACACGGTCATCCAAATCAATTCCCAGACACACCCAGGGGTGGTCTACGAAGTCACGCTAGATGACGAGGGAAAGGCGGTATCCTGCACTTGCTTGGCCGGGCGGCATAAGCGACGTTGCACGCATCGTCTCTGGGCGGAGAAAGAGTACCAGAGAAGACAAAGGGACTCTGAGGAGAACACCTCGGAGAAGACGTCTGAGGAGCCTCAGAATGCGCTTGCGGAAAAGGGTGGGGAAAGCCCCCTCCCAATTCTGGGAGTGCGTCAGGGACCCCCTGAGGGCCGCCAGGGACCCATCCAGGGGTTGGCTCGTAACACCGCACTTCCTAACCAGGGGATGCTGCTAGAGGGTGCCCCTGCGGACGGGTTGCGGAAAATCACACGAGATCCGTGGGCACCTGTGTTGGAACGTTCTAGTGTTGTCCCCTCGGGAGTTCAGATCACGATAGGGAAGAAGAAAGATGAGTGACGACAAGCGGAGCCTTTACGAAGTAATGGAGGAGGCCCTTCGTAAGCATCCACACTTGCGGGCTATCTCCGAGTTTGTGGACAAAGAGGTGTCCTCACATGTGCGCGAGGGGACAATGACCCTTCCCGAGGCCCTGGCGAGAATTCGTAGCTTGTCGGAGGACAAGACTTTCAATGCCTTGGTCCAGCAGGAAATGGGAGACCCGGAGGGGGATCTTCTTTTCCAGGAAGAAGAGAACCAGCAACCTGGACTCAACCCTCTGCTCCTGGGGCAAATCATGGAACGTCTCCAGTTTGATGGGGATGTTCCTGAGATGCGGTCCGGTCATATGCTAGAAGGAGGCACTCCGGCTGTTCCCGTGGACACGAACGCAGTCAATCCCATTGCTCTGGGAGTGCTCCTCACACAAGCCTCGGAAGAGGTCGCACGGGAGTTCGATGAGAATGCTGCCTCTTTGGCACTCCGCGTACAGGAGGAGATGCTGCATGCTCTGGAGGCAGGGGTGGAAGCTTCGCCACCAGAGGATGGGTCCTTAGTTGTGTCCGCAGAGACCAGTGGTATCCTTGGGGTGTACGAAAGGCCAGAAGTGGATCCCAAGGGGTATGCTCGTGGACAGCTTCCCGCGTTACGTGGTGTTTCCACTCCCTCAGGTTCTGCGTTGGCTTCACTGTCAGTGGAGGCTCAGCATGAGATGGCGTGGAAGGCGCTCGCGACAACGCAAGGGAGAAGGTCTTCACTGAGCCCCATTCAATCGTTTCTGTTGCGGGAGTTGTTTGCGGAAGGGTTGACTGTGACCTTGGGGACGGGGGAGCTTCTCGTAGCCTCTCACGAGTGGGTCATTCGTTTGGATGGACCCCAAGCAACGCAAGTAGGGTTCTCTCCTGCCGCAGTGGCGCGTGCTGTACTCTCTAAGCAATTGCTTCAAAAACTGCCGGTGGAGTGTCGCTCGGAACCTCTTCTGTTGTCTGTGCAGACGGTGGACAACATTAGCCAACGCTTGGTAGGGTGGTCGGCACAGCTTTACGTCAGGAGTGATCCGTGACGGGCTTGGTCAAAGCAAGACGTTTGCTCTGGACGCTCCTCATTCGTGGAGAGTCGGCGTTGTGTATGAGAGTGCAGCATGGGCCACCGTTACAACACAATGGTGGTGAGACACTCTGGAAAGTCATCCTCACCCCTTCTGAAATGGATGCTTTGGAAAGGAGCATCCAGGAAAAGGGCCTCCGTGTTGTGCGCATCCGTCAATCTCGGAATGAGATTCGAGAGAGCCAGCCAGAGGGTGTTCACTTCACGGCTTCTCTGAGCGACTTCGACCCCACGCAGATAGTGTATCGCACACCAGACTGTCCTTTTTGCTTTTTCTTCTTCCCTCAGGGGGAGGAGCAGTGCGGAGTCGACAACTGGCCAGCAGAGTCCGTTGTAGCGGCACAGAAGGTTGTCAAAGCACAAGCAGACCTCGTCAAGTGTTCTCTGCATGGAAAGGGATCAGGATGAAAGAGGGGTATCATCAGGATGAAAGAGGGGTATCATGTAGAGGAAGCTTTGGCTGGTCTCCAATCTCTTCCCAGTGGGTCTGTGAACCTCGTGGTCACGGACCCCGCTTACAACACGATGGAGAAATGGCGAGCGCAGGGTACAACGACACGTCTCTCGCATTCGAAGTCTTCTTCGAATGATTGGTTCCCCGTTGTGGATATGGAGTACCTTGGAGATTGCATTTCGGAGTGCTACCGGGTGCTACAGAACAACAGCTACCTCTTCGTGATGTGCGACTTCTTCACAGGGATAGAGGTGCATTCTGCAGCGATTGCTGCGGGGTTCGATCCGAAGAAGCCACTGATTTGGGAAAAGGTTGGCAAGAGAATGACAGTGGTCTGCCCGACGTGTCATGTGAAGGTGACGGAGATCGAAGGTCGGGGTTCTCCAGGTATGGGGTACCCCTTTCGCTCCGGGTACGAGATGATCTACTTTGCACAGAAGGGTAAGCGCAAACCGCCGCAGAATAAGTCCATTCGGGATGTTCTTCGGTACCCGCGTCTTAAAGGGGATAATCTGTGGCCCACGCAGAAACCGATAGACCTTTTGAAGGTCTTGATCGAGCTTTCCAGTGCTCCCGGTGATCTCGTCCTGGACCCGTTTGCAGGTAGTGGTTCTACGCTAGTGGCGGCTGCTCTTCTTGAGCGGAAGTATCTGGGGTTTGACGTGGATTGTAAGGGGAAGGACTACTTCCAGACCTTGCTCGGAGAGCACATACCCAAGGTTCTCCCTTCTTTGCTGCCCAAGAGAGACGGCGTTTCCGCGCGAAAGAAAGCTGCCCCCATCTTTAGAATGTTTAGCGGGCAGCGGACGGAGTCGGGTGAAAATGGGTAGGTTCTGCGGAGAGGGGAATGCATGACTTCCAAACGTCGACAACTAGATTCCCAGTATGCAGAAGCTCTGCTGCGCGTACCGCATACCCGTAACGGTGTTGCGAGCCATGATGGAGAGTCTCTGTTTCAGTACATCGCACGTCTCCGTGCGGAGTTGGAGGAGTCCCTGTCTCTTGCCGAGAAGATGTTGCAGAGCAACCCTTTGACGGCGCTGGTTGTACAGAAGGTAGGAGGGGATCTGGAGAGCCCCGCATTGCAAGTGGGTTCCGAGGGAGACCTGTGGGTGGTGGGTGTAGAGACCAGAGAAGAGACCAGAGAAGAGACCAGAGAAGAGACCAGAGAAGAGATCCTCCAAGTACCGACATCGAAGTCTTCTCGGGAGAAACGATCCTATGCTTCGGAGCTTCCCCTGAAGAGCGTGCTAGATGAGATGGGGGTCCTACTGGGGTGCGACTTTTCGGAGTTAGGCCGGGCAAGACGCCCCAGGTATGACTTGATCAAGCAAGAGCTAGAATCTTCCGTGGCTGCAGGTCTTCCTGTACATCCGATTTTCATCGAGTTTGGGATGGTGTCGACAGACACTGTGCAAGTTCTCCCCATTGTAGAGGCGGTTCCTGTCGTAGAGGCGGTTCCTGTCGTAGAGGCGGTTCCTGTCGTAGAGGAGGCCCCGGTAGAGGAGGCCCCGGTAGAGGAGGCCCCGGTAGAGGAGGCCCCTGTCGTCGAGGTGGCCCCTGTCGTCGAGGTGGCCCCGGTAGAGGAGGGGGTGGAGACTTCTGTGTCAATAGCAGTTCCCGTCCCACCCCCTCCGGATAAGGGGGAGTCTTTGGACCTTATGGACTTGATCAATGACTCTTTGGAAGGGGACCTTGTACCTGTCGAAAAGGAGGAGGTATCCCTTGTGAGCATGATCCTTAAACGCCGTCGAAAGGGTTTGTCTGTAAGTACACCTACCTCTGGAGTTGCTCAGAAGATGTTGCAAAGGGCTGCTTCCTTTGATGTGGAGGCAGAGATTGCGTCGTTCCAGTCTCAACACGCATCACACGTCAAGTCTCACTAGCAATTCTATAGCCCTTCTCTTGCAGGGAATGCTCGGGGGGTCTCGCATGGCTTTCTGGTGGATCAACAATAGCGGACAGAATACGTTGCGTGGAGAGCCTGCCTATGAGGCAGAGGACGGCACCGTGTTCCGAGTCCTGCAACAAGCAGAAGACTACTCTGCAATGACAGGGCTGAGCTTTGGTGTGTGGTTGGATGACTATGGGAATCCAGGGGACCCAAGCAACCCCATACAACTTATCAACAGCTTCGTCTTGCACTGCCTCTACATGATTCCTCAGGCAAAGTCGGACTTCTTCAAGATGGTCCCTAGCCTGAATCAAGCGGAGCAGACCAGATTCCAGCGAATGTTGGAGCGGGCTCCGTTTATCTCAAGAACCTTCTATCAAGATGAGCAGACTCGGACGGATGCTTTCACGCGGCGCTTCAATGGGGCCGGGGTACGAGTGACTGGTAGATATGGAGGGACAAGAAGTGGCGGAAACTGCTAAAGAAACACCTAGTATCCCTGCGACAGACACCTTCGAAAAAACCCCGCTCAGCAGCAAAAAGTTCATCGCCTACTTGGTTGCGGACATTGGTTGGTCTGCTTTCCTCGCGTTCGTTCTCTTGGTGTACCAGGAGCAGTTGACCCCTCTCGTCTGGGGTCTCCTCATGGGGACCGTCTTGGTGAAAGGGTTCGTGCAGGTGGGGGTCATTCTCGGCCAAAACTCTTTGGACAAGTTCATCCGCGTGGCTAGGATCAACGCTACTCTGGGAGTGCCGACCGTACTTGAAGGACCCACGAAAAGGAAAAGCACTCGACCTGAGAAGGGTGCTTCCGAGAAAGAGTGAGCTATCCCAGGAGGAGGGAGACATGGGCCATTTCACGCCACCATTCATGAGAAGATTTCAGCGGACTTTCCCGCAACCCGCAAAGGCTCCTGAGGAAATACCTGTAAAGGTGTCCCTCGAAGATGCGATGCACGAGTGGGAGAAAACCACGGGGGCTCTCGCGAAGTCCGTCGTCGAGGAAACCCCCGTCGTCGAGGAAACCCCTGTTGTCGAGACCCCTGTCGTCAAGACCCCTGTCGTCGAGACCCCTGT